CATAGAAGATAAGCTAAAACTAAAGAAAGATGATGTAATTACTGAAGAATTCTATGAAGAGGTTGAAAAGATTGAGAATTACCTTAATACTGAAATAACTTCGTGGTCTAAGAAGGCTTTCCGTACTTTAGATAGTAGATTCGTATTTAAACGTGAGTGTATTGCTGATGTTGGCTTATTTTTACAGAAAAAACGTTATGTCTTGCATATCTTAGATGATGAGGGTATTAAAGTCAATAAATTTAAATATACTGGGGTAGAAGTCGTAAGAACTACTATGCCTAATGCAATTAAACCGTTTGCTAAGCAAATTATTGAGACTATGCTTATGACTCAATCACTTAAGCAAACAAATGATATCCTAACTAGCGCATACAATGCGTTTAAGAACTTACCTGCAGAAGATATTGCTTTTGTTATGGGTATTAAGGGATATGAGAAGTATGCACCTAAGTGTAAAGACTTTAATATAGCGACTCGAACTCCTATTCATGTCAAAGCGGCTTATTTGCATAATCATATTAATAAAATGCTTAATATTAGCTCTAAGTATGAAGAGATTAATTCAGGCGATAAAATTAGATATGTATATGTTCAAAAACCGAATAAATATCAGATTGATGTAATCGGGTTTAAGTATACTTTTCCTGAAGAGTATATTGGTTTGTTAAAAATTGATTATGAGTTAATGTTCGAAAAAATTCTGTATAGTTCAATCGAAAGATTCTACGATAGCGTAAGTTGGCAAATACGCAAACCGTCTGATAACGTTACTTGTGAATTATTTGATTTATTTAGCCTTTAAATATTGCATTTTAGAAAAAATATATTAAAATAACTATATGTCAAACATGTTAACATTCGTAGACCAAATCGGCCGTACCGTAATCGGTAAACTAGTATCTGAGGACCAAAATACTATTGTAATTAATAATCCTGTTATTGTATTTGTCAATCCTAATCAAGAAACTGGACAAATTCAAGTTCAATCTTTTCCATATCTGTTTATGGAATTTATTGATAAGGATAGTAGGGATAAAAACAATTGGACCTTCCATAAGAGTGCTATTGCTATCTCAGACGTCACACTCGATTCATTAATTGTCAATCAATATAATAATATTAATTCTGCTGCAGTTGGTGCTCCGCTACAGTCTGGAGTCCCGCAGGGAGAAGCTGAAGTAATTCGCTTGTTCGAAGATTAATAACACCTCAACCTTGTGTAATTAATTACACAAGGTTTTTTTATGGTTAAAAATATACCAGTAGTTATAATATAAATATTAAACATATTATGCATATCTTAACCATTAGTGATATCCATCTAGGAAGTCCTGTAAGTCAGAAGGATAAAGTTCTGCAAATTCTTAATCTAGATTTTCAAACTCTAATCATTAATGGCGATCTATTTGACAGTTATTCATTTAAAAGATTTGATAAAAAGGATTGGGCAATTCTGAGTAAAATCCGAAAATTAAGTAAGTCTCACGAAGTCATCTTAGTACATGGCAATCATGATGCTAATGCGGAATTTTTATCGGCTATTACAGGAATGGATTTTGTAGAAAATCATCTTTCGATTATTAATGGAACGAAATATTTCTTTGAGCATGGCGATAAATACGATCACTGGATTAAACACAAGCCATTTATTACGTGGTTTTTTACAGGACTGTATTATCAAATTCAAAAAATTGATAAAAACCATAATACTTCCCGAATGCTCAAACGAATGAGTAAATCATGGGTTAAAGCAAAAGATATTGTCTGTAAAAAATTCGTAGAGAAATATGGTGCTAAATATGATGTGCTTTTAGCAGGACATACTCATCATGCTGAAGTAAAATACATGAACAATTGCACTTACATTAATAGCGGGTCATTTTGTGAAGAAAAGTGTTCTTATGTGGAAATTTATGAGGATGGAACATTTTCTTTAAAATATCTTTAAACCTACTCAACCGATTACATAAGGTTTTTGATGGCCAAAAATATAACAGTAGTTATAATAGATATATGGATAAAGATATTAAAAGTGCACTAGATTCAATTAATGAGATTAACCCTTTTGCTACATGGCTAGATGATAATGCTTTAAGTACTGTAAATGGCTGGATTGATACCGGTAGCTATGTACTAAATGCTATTATTTCTGGCTCAATTCATGGAGGTATTCCGAAAGGAAGAGTAACAATGTTAGCTGGAGAGTCTATGACAGGTAAAAGTCTCTTTGTACAAAAAATTCTTGCTAATGCACAGAAAGAAGGCTTGATCCCGGTTATCTTTGATACAGAAAACTCTATTGATGCTACTGGAGCTACTAGATTAGGTCTTGATATTTCAAAAATTAAATATGTACCTTGCGTTACTATTGAACAAACACGAAACGCTATTTTTAAGTTTTTAACTGCAGTTAAAGAGAAAGGTCTTGAAGGTAAATTTATTGTAGCTATTGACTCTTTAGGTAATCTTCAATCTGAACTTGAACTATCTCGTATGGATAAAGAGAGTACTTCATCTGATATGGGATCTAAAGCTCGAGCAATTAAATCGTTAATGCAAACTTGTACTAACTTTGGCGCTATTACAAGAACTACTATTATTTGTACAAATCATGTGTATGATGATCCAACTGCAATGTATCCTACAATTGAAAAGATGATGCCTGGTGGTAAATCAGTTATATTCTTACCATCCGTAACAGTTCAGCTTGCTCGTAAACCTATTAAGGATGATGGAGGTAAAACAAACGATGGTGTTCTTGCTGTTGGTCAAAAGAACTACTCTGGTATTGTTATTAGAGCATTAACTCGTAAAAATCGCTTTATTAAGCAATACCTTGAAGGGGAAATGTATCTATCTTTTGCATCAGGACTTGATAAGTACTATGGTCTACTTGATCTCGCTGTAGGTCTTAAAGTTATCATACAAACAGGAGCTACATATACTCTTGAAAATGGTACTAAGCTCGGATATGCAAAAAGTTTCAGAAAAGATACTAAACTTTGGGAAGAAACTATTTTACCTGTACTTGAATCACGTATTGCTAAGGAATGGAACTACTCTAATATAGAGGAAGAAATACCTCTTGAAAATACTTTAATTACTGAATAATATGACAGCGAAATTAGTCTTAACTCTATCTGGCGGTGCAGATTCTTCTGTATTACTATATCTGGCAGCTCAATATAAATATGATGAAATTCATACTATTACATTTGATTACGGTCAGCGTCATTCACGTGAACTTGAATGCGTTAATAAACAACTTATTAACGTACGTAAGCAGTATCCAGATATTATTTTTACAAATAAAATAATTGATGTAAAATATATTAAAGATATATCTCCTACATCTTCTTTAACTAACTGCACTATTGATAATCCTAATGTTCAATTAATAGCCGGAGATGCACAACCGGTATCCTATGTTCCCTTCCGTAATATGATGTTCTTATCTATTGCGTGTGCATATGCAGAAAGCATAGAAGCTAATACTGTGTGGTACGGTGCAGCAATGGTTGATTCTTTAGCTGGCTATTGGGATTGTGATACACCTTTTGTAGACGCTATCAATAACTTAGTAAGCCTTAACAGAAAAAATAAAATTAAAATTGAAGCACCTCTACTTGCAATGTCTAAGCAAGCTATTATAAGTAAGGGTGTTGATTTAAATGTCAATTTTAGTGAGACATGGACTTGCTATTCTAACAGAGAAGATGGGCTTGCAGATGCTACAACACCATCTAGTAGTTTAAGAATACGTGGATTTATTGATAACTCTTATATAGATCCAATACAATATGTACAACAGGATAAACTAAATGAGATGTATAAACAACATAATTGCGTACCTATTAATTACATACCATAGCGTCTTAATTCAGCTAGTTGCCAATGTGTTTTTGGCTTAAACTTCTCTTTAAAGGATATACTAACTTCAGTTGATTTGTGAGTTAGTCTATCCTTTTTTATTTGTTCACTAAGATAATGATATGTTGTAGATTCAAATTGAGCTTCTACAGGCGGTACTTCTTCATTTTCAGCTGCAGCAGGTTCAGCTTGTGTCTCAGCTGGAGTCTTAGCAAACTTCATTGATTTCTTAACAGGCTTAATAGCACTAGATAAATACGCAGCAATTAACTCATAACCAGGTTCTTTACTAATATTGGTAATAAATTGTTGTAAATCAGCTAAAGTTTTAATATGATCTGTAATATATTCTTCTACTCTAGATAGAACATCAGCGTCAATATCTACCCCTTCTTCTCCTAAGTTATCTCTAATTTCCATCATTACTTTACCTACAGACGCAAGTACGAGTGATTGTTCAAGAGCCGCTTCAATCTCACTCGTCATAGAGTGACCAACTACATCAGCAACAACTGGATCTTTAATACCTCTTTCAAGTTCTTTTGCTTGACGTTTCATTTCAAGCGCAGCTTTTTGATCGCTATACTTTTCAACACGTCCACCAAATCTATCTGCACCTCTATTAATTGAAACTGATTTTATATAGCTAGGGATACCTGCTCTAATAGCTTCTTCTACTTCTTTACTTTGCAAAGCTATTTGATCTTTTTTAACCTCAAGTAATTGTAAAAGAGCTAATTGTTTTGCTTTAAAGCTACTCCCTGCTTTTCTGATACTATCATATTCATCATCATTTATGATATCAAGACCGTATAACTCACCTGCAATGTATTTAATAGTATCATAAGGTGCAGAACTTAATCCTCCTGACTGCAATTCCTTAGTAACTCCTCCAAAAATAGGATTAAATTTTGCAAAAGGTGAAACTCTTGCTTCAGAGATTAAATTAACTCTTTTGTATAAATCTGAAAAATTAAACATATAATTATTTATATAAACTACTTTTTTTTATAAGGTATAAGTAGTATTTTTTAAAGGTTATAATATAATAGTATATATGTGTGGAATATCTGGAACAAACAATTTAAGTAAATTAGAAGTCTTATATCAAGCTAATCAGGATAGAGGTAGCTTTGCAAGCGGGTTAATTTGCCTTAAAGAAGGTAATAGTCAAACAATAATTAAACAGCCTGGTACGTTTAATTTTGATAAGTTACAATTAACTGATAAGTATGATTATTTTATTAGTCATAATCAAGCACCTACCTCTGCAAATCGAGAATTTAAAATGGAAAATACTCATCCTTTCGAAACACTGTCATGGGCTGTTGTGCATAATGGTGTAATTACTAATTGGAAAGAACTTAAAGAAAAATATACTCCGCGTAGTACTAATACAGTAGATACGTCAATTATTACAGGGTTACTTCAACATTTTACTGAGCAAAATACAGGTTATTTTTATGCGCCTTTAATTATACGTAAAGTATTAGAGTTACTTGAAGGTACTTTTGCTGTTGCTATAGTAGACACAGATTCAAACGATGTATATATTGCAAGACAGGGATCAATCTTACACCATAATGATAAATGCGATTTCTCTACAATAAAAGGTAAAGGTTTTGAGCTATTACCTGAAGGTCAAATTATGATGCTTCGAGATTTTGAAGGTTGGGAACCAATTGAAGAATTTAAAACCAACTCACCATTTCTTTTCGTATGAGCAGTTTCCTATTCTCCGCAACTAAGGGTAAAAAAGAAGATACACTTTTATACCAAAACCGCAAAGCAACATTCTTTTTTAAAGAAGATAATACTGATGCACTAGCTGTAGTATATAATAAAGCTATAGATTTTGCCATTCAAGAAAATGTAGACTATCTAGTATTATGTCACGATGATGCTATTATTGAATCTGCTGATTTTGAAGAACGTTTAATAAACTTACATACGCAATATGATGTCTTAGGAGTAGCTGGTACAACAGAATGTAAATTACAAGCGCCTGCGCTCTGGCACTTATTAGGCGGAGGTAGAGAAACATTTAACAACTTAAGAGGTGCTGTAGCACATGGTGATGCTAATTTAAAACGAATGACAAGCTTTGGAGAATACCCTGCTCGTGTATTATTACTTGATGGAGTATTTTTATCTATTAAAAAGGAAGTATTTACTAAAGTAAGATTTGATGAATCTTGCCCAGCAAAGTTTCATTTTTATGATCTAAACTACAGTCTTGAATGCAATAAAGCAAAATTTAAACTTGGTGTAAGTGATATTTTAATTACACATAATTCACCTGGACTTACAGCATTTACTAATGAGTTTAACGAAGGTCAAGAATGGTTTCTTAACAAATGGAAACCTAATACTGAAAAAATAAAGACTAAAAAAATAAAAACCAGAAAAAAGACTAAACGAACACTAGTATAATAAGATATGGTCAAACTGGATTTAGATTTTTTTGAAAATGTAATTATTTATAAATCTTTAACAGATGCAGGATACTTAGCCTCTATTCTTGACTTTGTTAATCCGGAGTACTTTAAATCAGCAAATATTGCTGATGTTTTTAATATCATTAAAGAGTTTTATGTAAAAAGACAAAAAGTACCTAATATTACAGAAATTAAATCATATTTAATAACTGACGAATTAAAGACCGCTTTCAAAAATATTGTTTATTCATTTAGTGAAATAGATAAAAACTTAAATAAAGACGAATTATATCATAATACAGAAAGATTCTTAAAAGAGAAAGCTGTATATCATACTATGCTTAATATTGCTACTGATATTGCTAAGGGTAATGTCGATACTACAAAAGCATTAGATAAATTTGAAAAGGCATGTAATATCAGTTTAATAACTGATAAAGGTATCGATCTATATAACAATATTGAAGCTATTATTGAAGACTTAAGTACTGTTAATGGAACTATACCTTCTACGTGGGAATGGCTTGATGAAACTCTCGGTGGTGGGTTTCTTGAGCAAGGTAAAGCGCTTTATGTATTTGCCGGTGAAACGAATATTGGTAAGTCTATCTTTTTAGGTAATATAGCTACTAATATCGCAAATCAGAATAAGAACGTTTTGTTAATTACTCTAGAGATGTCTGAACTTCTCTATGCTAAACGTTTATGCTCGAATATCTCGAAGATACCTCTTAAAGATCTTGCAAATAATCCGCATGCTTTACGTACTGCTATTAAAGAAAATAGAGAGAAGACTAATGGTACTATATTAATTAAGGAATTTCCACCTGCTACCATTACCGCTAATCAAATTAGTGCATTCGTAAAGAAGATTACTGATACAGGATGTAAAATAGATGCTATTGTATTAGATTACTTGAATCTATTGCATACTACTGTAGGGAGTAATTCATATGAGAGAATTAAGCATATTACAGAGCAAATTCGAGCATTAAGCTATGTCTTTAATTGTCCTATTATCTCAGCTACCCAGCTAGGTCGAAATGCGTATGGTCAAACTGATCCGGGTATGGAAACTATCTCTGAATCGATCGGTTTAGCCGCAACTGCTGACGTTATTGTATCGATCTTCCAAAATCCTGAAGATCAAGAGTTAGGTGTTATTCGTTTAGGTATGATGAAGAATCGATATGGTTCAAGAGGTCATACTCAACCCATGCGAATTGATTATACTACACTTACAGTAACGCAAGCGGACGACCTCGTGAGTCTTGATGATGAAGATGATTCATATAATGCTTTATCTGCATTCGCTCGTTGATAAATGATATATATTTGTTAAATACTATAAATGAAAATCTGTATATGGACTGATAACGATCTTGATGGTGCTGGCAGTGCATTGATATTAAAAAAGATATATAATGAAACTCATAAAGACTGTATAATTGAAATTAAAGAAGTAAATGATAATGAGTTTATATTCGCATTTTCAAACTGGTCTTCAACTATTGGAGAATATCATAAAATCTATATTACTGATCATCATATTCCCGATGAGATATTACATTTAGTAGATCAACCGAATGTAGTTATTATTGATCATCACAAATCACATTATGATATTAAGGATCGATATAAGCAAGCTAAAATTATTATTGAAGTTGATACCTCAACCGTATCTATTTTAACTAAAGTGTTTAAACTAGATACTAAATCCTTTGCTACACCAGAGTTTCTTGACTTAATTGCTGCTATCGATGATTATGACTGTTATAAATTGAATCACGAACATTCATTAAGTTTAAATGCTATTTTTGGATCTTATCGTAAACCTAGATCTGAATCATTAATTGCTAATTTTGCTAATGGTTTACGACCATTTACAATTCTAGAAAAAAATACTGTTAAGCTGTATTTTAATAAACTTAAAGATCAGTTACAAACTACTGAGTACTTCAAAGGTACTATAAAAAACTACTCTGTTATAGGTTGTTTTGCTACTCACGCTATTAATGAAGTAGCGCACTTTACTTTAAAAAAGTATAAAACTGATATTGTTATTGTAATCAATCCGAATACAAAAAATGTATCTTTTAGGAGATCTCATGACAGTGATGTTAAGTTAAATATTATTGCAGAAAAACTCTGTGATGGGGGAGGACATGAAGCTGCAGCAGGAGGCAAAATAACCGATACATTCCTCAAATTTACAAACACATTAACATCATGCTGATTATCAACCAAGCAGAACAACCATCTAAAAATATAATTCAAGATGAAACAGAACATCTTTTATTATCTTTCTGTACATTGTGTAGTTTAATAAAGAATAAAAAATTAAGCATACAAAATATTTTTTTAATTGTACTACAAGAAGAACGCTTGCGTAACATACTTAAGGAGCTATTATGTATAGATACTAATTATGAATTAGTTATGCTATTTATAAAGTATGACCCCCTAATTTCAGTTAGTAAATATGTAACTAGATTCTTGAATGTAAATACAAATCTTAAACTATGATTAGCGAAAAGCAAAAATTAATATATAATTTCTTTCAAACAGCTTCTCGTAAAAGCCAAAACAAACCATATAAACTAAGAGAAGATTTTACGAAAATAGATGATACAACTCTATTATGTATCCAAAAATTAGAGTCTTTCTTTAATTCAAATCATAATATTAATTACACTGATTTCTTTATCGCACCGTATAAAATATTCACTGATACAACATACTTTGATATTAAATTCTATACAACGCGCAAAGCGATTATATGTTATACTGAATATAAAAAAAAGAAAGAATTTGAAAATCCTGATAATATTGATGTAATAAATAACTGTAAAGATGTTTGCTTTTTTATCTATAAATTCTGTAAACTTAATAATTTAACTCTTGATGATTATAAAACTCGTTATAATGGATCAACTCCTGTTGTAATACAACATTTAAAAGATCATAAAATTAACTTTTATGTACTTCAAGGATTAGCAATTGATAGTATTATTAATAAATATGATAAAAGTATAACTAATTTTATTATTAATGATTTCTTTACTACATACAATACTACTCGCTCATTATTTATTAAATCAAATAACTTAAAAACAATCGTTCGAACTGCACTTCAAATAGTAGAAAAGAAACTATTGAAAAGCGAATGAACTGCTATATAATTTATATATATCAATTGATATATTAAAACCAAAAAAACAAAAAACAAAAAAACAAAAATATGCTAAACTCAACAATGTTTCAATCAATTAAAGCCGCGCTAAATAAAAATAATGACAATAGTAGCGGTGGTCTCTATAATGAAATTATGAAAACTGCTGTAGGTAATACTTATACAGTTAGACTATTACCTGATAGTAAGTCTCCTGCTGATACTTTCTTTCACTATTATGTTCATGGCTGGAGTTCTTTTGCTACTGGTGCTTATGTCCAAGCTATTAGTCCACAAACCTTTGGCGAGAGAGATCCGATTTCTGAAGAACGCTTTAGAGCAAAGCGTGCTGGAACTGACGATGAAAAGTCAAAAATGGAAGCTGTTCGTCGTTCAGAGAAGTGGCTTGTAAACGTATATGTTGTTGACGATCCAGCTAATCCTGAAAATAATGGGAAAGTTAAGATTCTTCGATACGGAAAACAACTTCAAAAAATTATCCTTGAAGCAATCGAAGGTGAAGATGCTGAAGAATATGGTGTTGAGAGGGTGTTTGATCTAGGACCTGAAGGCCTTAATTTAAAAATTAAAGTAGAGCAACAGGGCGATTATCCATCTTATGTTTCTTCACGTTTTACAGCATCCGGTAAACTTAAGCTATCTGAAGATGCACAGCAAAAGATTTACGATAGTGCTTATACTCTTAAAGATGTATTTACTGTTAAGTCCTTTGATGAACTTAGACAAATGGTAGACGAGCATGTTTATGTTAAACTTGATAAACCTGCAGCTCCTGCTGTAGTGACTCCAACTGTACTTACTAATACCGTTAGTCAACCTACAAATGACTTTAAAGATCTTAGCGAATATAATATTGACGACGATCTCGATAACCTCTTAAAAGACCTCTAATATGACTCCAGAAGAAAAGCAGACTCTACTCCAGTTTATGGGAGTAACATACGGACAAGCACTTAAAACCGATCGTGATATTGTTGCTCATGCTGGCAATTTACGACCTGTAAGTGAACAGCTAAAACAGCAATTTGAGCAAGTAATGGCAACGCCAGTAGACAATAATACTACATCCCCTACCCAATGGTCTCCACCTCCGACACAAAATGTGCCTATTATAGCTGAGGCAGCTGCTACGTATATTCCTCCAATTGTTAGTGCTCCTCCTGGAGTACCTGTTATTACTAGTGAAGATAATATTAAGTTAATTGACGTTTTAACAAATATACAAGTAGCTTTAGAGAATATCGCTACTATACTTGATAAAAACACAATACCTAATGTCAAAACAACGAAATCTAAAACTAAAGAGTAGAGTTGAATTTATAAAGTTCATAGATTCTTTTGCAAAAGTAAATGATTCATTTATTGCAGAAGTAACTACTGATAAAATATCGGTAATCACATCCTCGCCGGATAATACACTAATATTATTCGGCGAGCGTGAATGCTCATCGGAATATAGTACTAATCTAAATATACCTGATAGCAAAAAGCTAGTGCGAGTTTTAGATACAATTAATTGCACTGATCTAGAATTTACTCTTAATAATAACAATCTTGAATATAAAGATTCCAATATTAAGTTTAAGTATCATCTTTTCGATGATGGTTTTTTAAGTAAACCGGCTCTTAGTATAGATAAAATTAAAAACTTTACTTTCGATGTTAGTTTTAAATTAACTAAACAGCAAATACAAACTATTATAAAAGGTAGTACTTTTGCGACTGAGACTAATAAGGTTTATTTATATACCGAAGAAGGTCGATTAGTAGCTGAGCTGACTGACAAAGCAAGACATAACACTGATTCATATGTAATGTCGTTAGGTGAAACTGATATTACTCTTGCTCCAATACCAATTAACTTTGAAAATATTAGACTTCTAACATTGCTTAGTGATGAGGTTTCTGTAAATATCAACACTAAGCATGGTGTTATTATTATTAATACAACAGTTAATACTACTAAATTGTCTTATGTTATTACCTCTCTAACACAATGAATATACACAAAAAAAATAAACTATCAACACCTAGTTATTTCTTGAAAAGACTTAAAGATAATCGATTCACGACCTTTAAAATTTTTCAAAATTATTCTAATGCTGATCCTCGTAAGTGGACGGTATTAGTAGATCCAGGAGGAGCTTCAATTTTTATCACTTGTTATGAAAATAAAATTCAGACTAATGAAATATTATTTGAGTTTGCTGATGGTAATCAACTGTTTAATAAAAATATATTCATTAAAACCGAATCTATTGAAGTAATAGTAACTATGTTACTTGAAGCAGGAGTACAACAACGACAATAACCATACTATAATAAGCTGCTACAATAATTTTATTGTAGCAGTTTTTTTTGCTTAAAAATATGTCAATTAAAATATCTAAAAAAATAATACCAGCACAAAAAAACATCTTTGCATGTCTCCATGGTGATTATGTAGGAGAGATGTTTATATACATAGATAAAAAAGATGATAACTATTTATTTTTATCTGTACCTAAAAATATTAATCGAATTATTCCAATAAAATCCTTTGATTCCGGAATGAACTTGGGTATACTTGAGTTTGTAGAAGTTACTCTTAAAGAAATTTATGATGTAGCAAAAGCTCAATTTATATATAACGAAACAAATGAAAACTCTTCTCATAGATGCAAATAATTTAATACATCGCACATATTGGATCGCCAAAAATAGATCATCTGAAACACCAGATCAAATTAATAATTTCCATATCTTTTTAACCCTGAATGCTATCTTTTCATATGTTAGTGCATATGTTCCAGATGTTATTTACGCTGCTTGGGACGAAAAACCTGATTATGAAGCTAATGTTCGTAAGACAATGCTTACTGAATATAAAGGCAACCGTTCTAATGATATTTCTCCACATCAAAATAATGAGATTATTAAACAACTGTTTACCTGTTTATCTATCAAATCTATCTTTCCTCGAGAACTAGAAGCAGATGATGTTATTGCATATATCTGTAATGAGACTCCTGGTCATAAAAAGATCTTGTCTGTAGATAAAGATTTCCTTCAGTTAGTTAATGAAAATATTGTTTGGTTCGACCCTATTCGTAAAGAAGAGATTAATATCCATAATTTTGCTGCAAAAACAGGGTATCCTAATACTAAAGAATGGATGGCAGCTAAATGCTTAAGTGGTGATAAGTCAGATAATGTATCAGGTGTACCTAAATTTGGTAAAGTAACGATTCAAAAATATCTTAATGGATCTATTGAACTAAATGAAGAGCAAAAAGAGATCTTTCATAGAAATCAAGAAATTTTCTCATTATCTAAATACTCTACTATGGAAAGAGAGATGACATACTATGCAGACCAGCTTAAAGATGGAATTGATCCAGATTGGGATAAATTTATGGATCTTTGTAATGAAAGAGAGCTATTTAGCATTACAAAAAATAAAACTAAATGGTATAACTTGTTTTTTTTAAAGTCTAAGCTAACATCAATGTTTAGCTAATGTTACCTCAAGATTATGTTATTTTAAAGTTTTATGAGCTTGGTTATTATCCTAAGCATAACAAGTTCAATAATACCTATCAATGTGGCTGTCCGATATGTAGAGAAGGTACATCATCTGGTAAAAAACGTCGCTGTTATTATCTGCCAGAAAAAGATAATATTTTCTGTCATAACTGCGGTTGGTCAAGTAAGCCTACTAAATGGATTTGTGAAGCATCTGGATGCACTCCTGCAGAAGTATACAAAGAAGCTAAAGAGTATATACCAACTCTGACTGACTCCTCAGCTGCAGTAGTACAGAAGATTAAGAGTGGCACCTTACCTCAAGATAGTATTAACTTATCAGATAGTAATCAACTTGAATACTATAAAGACAATGATACTCTGCGTGTATGTCTCCAGGTTATTAAGCAAAGACGATTAGATGTAGCCATAAATCGACCTGATAACTTGTATATTTCTTTAACAGATTATACTCATAAAAATAGGCTAGTGATACCATTCGTAAATGAGCATAATGACATAGAATTTTATCAGTCTCGTACAATATTATCATACGATAATAAGAAACCTAAATATCTATCAAGAATCAATGCTGAGAAGACCTTATTTAATATTAATAAAGTTGATATTAATAGTGACTTTGTTTATATCTTTGAAGGTCCTTTAAATGCATTCTTTACAAAAAATAGCGTAGCAGTTGCTGGTATTACGGAAGGTAAGAATACCTTTACCCCTCGACAGCAAGAACAACTCGATACAGTTCTTAAATTACATAGTAAAATATGGGTTCTTGATTCACAATGGATAGATAAAGCTAGTTTTACTAAAACGAGAGTATTACTCGATCAAGGTGACAAGGTTTTTATTTGGCCTGAAAAAATTGGAAAGAATTTTAAAGATTTTAACGATATAGCTATCAGAGGTAAATTAAATGAAATAAAAGAAGAATTTATACAAAAAAATTCCTACAGTGGTATTGTAGGAATTTTAAAGTTAACTGAGATTGCTAAGTTTAGAGGTTTAACTAACGTTAAACATACTTAAACTGAGAATTATTTGACTGAGCGAGATAACCTTTGAATGATTCAGTTAAAGCTGCTAGTTCTGTAGCTACTCGAGCGATTTTCCGTTGCTCGGACTGCTTCATTCTTTCAAAAATAGTATCTGGTTCTGCTCGTGATAATATTGTCTGAATAGAGTCAGAACTTGTACCGTTCAGAAATATAAGAAATTCATCACACTTTGCTACCCAGGAATTAAGTTGATTTTGCATTTGCTGAGCCTGCTTTGTCCTTATTTGAGAAGCTTGCCGAGTTAAATCTGCATAATCATTATCAGTTGGCTCATTATCAAGATCAAAATCAGATGGATTTGTATCTTTATCTAAAGAAGCTTCCATAGCCGCTCGTTCATTGTCTTGCTCCATGATGTGCTGGAAAAATCTATTTTGAAACTTATTCATATGAATATTTATTCTTAAGATAAATAATTATGTGAATATTTCTCAAAATCCCTATAGTATATCTAAAGCTAGTAACCCTATCTTTAAACAGAATATTTCTCCAGATAGTTTTAAAATTATGCAGGATGAAGAGAATAAAAGTAAAGCTCCAAAAACTCTACCTGAACCACTTCCAAAACTTACAGATATATTAGGTACTGTATATGTATCTATGCTACAAGCAAAAGGTATAGTTAGTCAAACCGCCAGTAATGTTACTTCAGATTCTAAAAAATTAGATATTATAAAAAATAAAATTGACAATATTAATAAAGAAATAGTTGATTTATCTTACCATCTTTCTATAATGTCATTATAATGACTTTTATTCCTAAATCTTTAATAATTACTTTCTGCATTAGTGTAGCTGCCGGCTTTGCACTTCGCTCTTTTTTAGGCTTTACTGAAATATTTGTCTTAGCTACAATTATACAGTATCTTCTTTTTTATTATATTAATTTATACTTTAATAAACAAACCTCAGCTGAATCTCTTTCAGCTGAGTTAACTGAACTAACAACTAACATGGATACTTTAGTATCAAAGCAAGAAGTTCAAATTGAATGTCCGTGTGGCAATAATACAATACCTGTTGTGTTGTTTATGGATGAGGAGTTAGTGATTAATTGCAATAAATGTAACAATAAACTTAAAATAATTCCCGAAGTTAATGTATCATTAGTAACAGAACCAATTAATCTTGAAAATATAGAACCTATTTTTAATAAATTAAAAACGAACTAACATATAATATCTATATGAAACAGTTTAGTTTTGATTTAAAAGATGGTACTACAAAGGTAATGGAATTCGATGAATTTGTTAGGTGGATGTGTTTAGTAGAAGGTTTAGATGTTATTTCTAGAGCGTGTGAAGACCGTAATATTAAAGCAAATAATGATAACTGGATTAAACCTCTAGCTATTCAAAACTATATTGATGAGCGCTTTCATTCTATGAAACATGACTTAACTGTTGAAACGTTACTTGGTAATATTTAAAATATGAAGTTTGTTACGATTACTGATGACAATCAATGGCGATATAGTTTAATTAATATTTTTGCCTTATATACTTTAAAATTAAAGTATACTTTTTACATATATACTACAACTCAGTACGCAAAAGAGTGTATATTAGAGACTCTAAGTAAATTTTCTTATTTATTTAACTTTTTTGGTCAAGTTCATGTAAATGTAATACCTAGTTTTCAGGAGACATTTAATATTGAGGTAGCTAATACTAATCATAAATGGATTAGTATTGCTACTTTAGATCGACTAGTTATACCTACTTTAGTACAACATAAAAATGACCGACTTTTATGGTTAGATACAGATACTTTAATTATTGATTCTGATATTACTAAACTTTACTCTGAGACTATAACCTCTAATAGAGGTATTGCAGCTGTTCCTACAGATACGCTTTTATATAATCATATTCTTAATTTTAGTAATACTCCTAATCTCTTAAGCCTCGCTAATACAAATAAAAGTACATTTAATGCAGGAGTATGTGTATATGATATAGAAAAATTTAATATGCAAGAATATACTCAGTTTATAGATGATATATTTGAACGAAATAATGGTGAATATGTTAATGATGAAATGATTTTAAATCTATACGATCAAAAGTATCAAGCTATCTCTAGTAAATATAACTGTCAGCCTTATAATAAATATATACCATCACAACAATCTATTATTCATTTTACAGGATCTGATTATAAACCATGGAATAAAAATATATACTCATCAGGTACTTATGTTAAGTATTATAAACTGTGGGAATATTACTTTGCTTGTTTATTTTCTTAAGCTTCAGACCAACTATAATTTATATAGTAATCAAAAAAGTTCATAAAACTTGAAACACCTGCGTAACTTGTCCCACCTGTGTAAATAGTGTTCGTTTCGCAACACTCGCAATTAATATTGAGAGCACTTAAAGTGTTAATAGGAGTTCGATATAAAACAAGAGGAAATTTTAGTCTCGATATAAAAAATTTACTTGCTCTGTCTACCGTATTATCCCTTGTTAATATTAAAGAATTAATATCTTTATAAATTCCAAGGGGATTAGAAGATATTTTATAAAAAACTGTAGATACAGTATATGTACGGGTGCTATTGTTAATAGAGCTGCCCAATTCTGTAGAATAAAAGGTGGAATATGTTTTATTTACTATACCATAAATAATAGGATCTGGATAATTACGACCAAATTGCGGTAGACTTTCATTATTTTTACAGACAATTAATGTACTTCCAGTTTTATACGTTCTATCAGCGTAAGGCACTTGATAGACTTGACTTGTAATAGGTACATAGTATGTATAGTTATCTAGAGTATTAAATTGTAGTGATGTTTTGCTGTTTGTGTTCCAATTTAATTTAAGTCTATACGTAAATTCTAAGCTATCGCCTTTACTTATTAAAATAGGTTCAGCAAACACATTTCTTGCAAAAGAACTAGCATTTATACCTCCCTTAATACTAAATTCATTTAGTTCTAAATCTATAACTGCTTGCGATGTATTATATACATTATAATGCACGACAGTGCTTAAGTTTTCGTAAGATGTATTTGCTGTAACACGCGGAACATTAAGAAAATTACTATCTAATTGCGGAGTAATAACGCCTGAAAGTTGAAAGCCTAAAGATCCTTTTAAATCAGTACTAGTACCAAAATCTACATACCCTAATAGATCAGTGATGTTATTATTATACAAAGAAGCTAAACCTCCAGCGAGAATAGTATTTCTACACCAATCACTTTCAAATGTTATAGTATTATTATTGGTAATTTTTACCTTATATTCTCCTACCAACCCTATGTTAAAGTCTAATTTATTCATTTGCGTATGTAATAGCGAAAGTTGTTAATAAAGTAGATGCACTTGTATATATACCTACCGGCCTGATATTATTCTCACTATAATATATACCATTCTTAGTTACTAATTGCCACTTACTTGTTACATCAAAACTAGTTAATGATAACAGTAGTGAATTATCTGTAGACGCGTAATTAAAATAATCTGTTCTATATAAAACAGTGTTTGTACAAGGTCCAAATATATTTAATTTATAGCCAAAATTAAAGTAGTCATGAGATGTAGTATATACAACCATATTTTCATCCAATCCAAAACTACCGTTTATAACATATTTAGGTTGAAGAGAAATATTAGTATTATCAGCTGACTGTTCAATATCAGCACTATTAACTACAGTACTAGGGTCTACAATTAATAATTTAGGTAAAGCTGTCGGTGTTGCTAGTATTGGATCAACATAAGGGCAACCTGAAATTAAACAAGTTGAAGTGTCTAACGATAAAGTTGTTAGTGATTGAAATACAGATCCAGACTGTAGTGAAGGACTATCAGATTTACCTTCTACCGTTAGATTTCCAAAAAAGACTCTAGTCACACTACTACTGCCAGAGACCTGCGTAGCGAAGGTTATTCCGGGTCTTATCCTACTGCTAGGAGCTATTGTAAAAGTAACATCTTGTGTTAGAATATTTATAAAATCTTCGTTAGCAGAATATCTATAATCTATATATAATGTCCTACCTATGTTACCCAATCTTGCTCTTATTGTTTTTTTATTACTATCAACAACATTAAAATTATAAGCTGATAGTCTCCGATTAACATTATATTCACTATATTTATAATATGGCGCAGCACCTCTTATAGAAATAGAATTACTAATACGTTGATTATCTGCAACACCATCACGTACGGCAGATAAGCTAGAAGTAGCTGATACAGCAAAACAACCAGTACTATCAAATCCGACACCTATTAAAGCTCCAGATAATCCTGCACTTAATGACGAAGCAATCGTCCATGGTGTATTTTTAGCTGATAGACCCGAATAACCTAAATCTATTGTGCTATTACCGCCTAAATACGATGAGAGAGGTAAATTGTAAGAATCTTGTAAGAATACACAAAATCCTAACTGTGTATCTGCTGATATATTTGCGACATAGTAATCAAATGACCAGACGATATCAGAATACGGTGTAAAGTCCTTTTCAAAGAATTGAATGACTTTCGTATTAGAATTGCTAATCGGATACTCCATATATCATATTTAATTTAAGACTCTTTTATAAACACACATGTAACAGTATTAGATTCAGCAAAGCTACTAGAGTGTACTAATTTATAGTTAAGTTTTTTATACTCTTTAACTAAAGTCTTTAATAACTCCGTCTTTAAATTAATTACAATACTACCCCGCTTAGGATCTACAATAAGAGAGTCAGTAAATTCTTCTCCTAATGCTACTATGCGACTTTTAATTTTCACATAGTTATTTAATAGTCAAAATAACTTATAACTTTTTCTATTTTTTTTACCAATTTTGCAACATCATTTAATTTTTGATTATCATGTATAGTAAACGTCATATTTGATAGACATTCATGTAATAATAAAAAATCTTCCTGCTCGATACCTTCAACTATTAATTCATTCATAAAGTATAACCTACTATTCTTATTTTTGCTTCAACCATATGGTTTGGACTCATTCTTAAACCAAATACTAATTTTCCAGCATTATCTGCTGAAAGAGGTATAAATGTTTGTGCTGTGTTTGCTTGATGGTCAAATGAACCTTGAGCCCAGCAAGAAGCTAAACCATATTCATTGTTAGTTGGACCTCCAACATTTCCACTATCTAATAAACTAGCATTTGGAGCTGCTACAATATTTAATTGAGTAGGGTTACCCCACGCATCTTTACGAACTATTGTTTCAATAATTAAATTCTTTGCATTATATGGTACTGATGCTGCTGGTGTAACAGATAGACCAGTAACAAGAGTAGTATATACACCCATAGGGTCTGTTATTCCTGTGATATATGGATATGCAGTAACTGCAGTACTAAACGAATAATTTGTATTAGTATTCGCTAAACCTACATCTTTTTGATATATAGTAACTGGATTTTTAAAGAATACTATTGGTGATGTTTGATTTATAAATTCAGTATTTTGTGGTGCCAATGCTGTTATTGCACCAGCATTGGTATAGGATCCTGCTACAGATCCAGTTACTCGACCATATTGATCGAATGTAAAGTCATCAGTCCTACCTCTAACTGTACCTCCAGATCCTAGAACAGATAATCCAACAGCTAGATTACCTGTCAATGTAGATACTGTAGATCCAGTAGATGCTACACCATTAACAGACGCAGTTAATCCATTACTAATTGTTATGGTTGACTGTACAATATTATCAGGTACCGCTTTAATAATATACAACATACCTGTCGCGCTTAATGTACCGATATTTGTTGTTCTAGCACAAAGAGAGTATACAGTTGAACTACCCGGATCGTTTGATACACCGTATATTGTTTTATTAATTAAATTAGGTACATTAAAACTAGCACCACTACCGCCAAATGTTGTTTGAATGACAGCTGACAGGTAAGGATAAGTTGAACCTAATACTGATTGACCGTTACATAGTAGCCAGCCTGTTGGAGCATTAGCAGATGATACAAACGGCATTATAGTACCTACAGGTATCTGACCTGCAGTACCTGCAACAAATAATGTTGTATTAACTAATGACGGTTTCCATGATAAATTACCAGATATATCAGTAGTTAGTACTAACTCTGTACCAACACCACCAGTTGGCCAGTTATAATTAATTGAATTAATAGATAAACTAGGTGGGAGGGTTAAATAAGCTGAATCATATGTAGATATGCTATTCGTCTTAATATTAGTAGAACTTAGTGATATTTTATTGTTAAAATCTAGTTCAAGTGAGTTACCTAACGCATTTGGAGAAAAATTGCCTGCAGATAGTACACCTGCACTAATTGTATTAGTGGAAGATATAACAATACTATTATTAGCTTTTGTATAAACGCCGCCAATTTCTTCCCAGTTTGCTAAAATAGAACTATCGCTATTTTTCAATCTATATAGCTTGTTTGTACTTGTTGAATATGCTAAATCTCCTATTACAACATTAGATAATGCTGTAATATTTGCGACAGAGCCTTTAAAAAGATTACCTACAAGATTGCCTCCAGGATTTTGATTATCTCCTACATATAACCGCTCTGTATCAGTAGTATAACCTAATTCACCTTCTGATAATACAACTTGCTGCCTATCTACATCGGAACCTCTACGTACAAGTAGTTTTAACAGAGTATTTTCGAGAATTTCTATTTTTTTCGCCATAAAATTATATATTAATATCTAAAGATGGGTATAGCTACTCTACTACCCATAGACGTAAGTAACGACATAAATCCTGCTGAGCTTAATGTTATATTAGATGATATTGCTGGATTAGCAGGATTTGCAGACATTGCAGTTAATAATGTTTGATTAGTAAATGTACTTTGATCTAGATATCCGTTAAATACTGATAATGGTGATCCTGCATTTTGACCAGTTAAATTTTCATATATTACTGATGTTTTACCTGTTATTTGTCCGTATGTATTATAAGATATATTATCAAATGCAGTTGTACTAGCAGCTACAATGCTTTTTAACTTAACAGCATTAGACACAAGCTCAACAGTTACATTATCTGTAGATTGTAATGTAGACACAAGCTTATTACTAGATATAGATAAGCCAGCTCCAATCATTCCACTACTTAATGTGGTTGTTGTTACAATACCTGATGGTAGAGCTGATAAAATAAGTTGATTAGAACCATTATAACCAAATGTAGCAGGGTCAGATTTAACTTGTATTACATTGCCACTACCGCCTTCTAAGCCTCTACCTAAAATTGAATTAGGTAGATTACTAGCATTTATAGATCCGACCGCTAATTTATATTGATTACTAGAGTTTAATACAATCGTACTATTATCAACATTTGCAGATAAACCATTAGTCGCAGTAGCAACTAAACCTCCAGATACATAAGCTGCAGTACTTGCAAATTTACTCCCTGTTATTCCGTTATCCTTAATAACTAACTGCCCACTACCATTATATTCTAAGCCTTGTCCGCTACCAGGTAAAGGACTTATCATAGTCCATGAACCTGATAAACTATAATCAGAGCTTGTTAGTTGATACAATATATTTTGATCTTGTACTATATCGCCCAGTACAGCAGATGCGAGCGTTAATCTATAATTAGGTGCTGTACCAGGTGAGTAAGCAATATTACCTACAATGGTGCCGCCTGTAGTTATACCATCACCAACAAATACCCGCTTTGTATCTGTTGTGTATCCTAATTCGCCCTGCTCTAATATAACACTCTGGCGTTGCGCGTTAGAGCCGCGTCTTATTTTTAACTTTACTATTGTTATATCAGGCATATATTTATTATTTATTGTAAAATGCTAGTACACCCAACCATCTAATGTAACATCTAGCGTTGCCTCATTATAATTACCTTGAGTAGATCCATCGAGTCTTGTTATTTTCATTTCAAACGTTGAAGCGACTAGTGAAGGTGTTGAGGATAATATGAAAAATTGAGTATTTGTATCAACCATTGTATCAACACCAAGGTCATTACGATCCTCTCTTACTCGTCCATAAGCTATCTCTTTTCCAGCTAGCATACCTGTAACTGTAAAGTCAGAAGCTCTCGACTCCATAACAAGTCTAGTTTTAATGATCGCATATCGCGGCGGTGGAGTAACTACATTATATAGTCCCCAGCTGAATACTGCTGATGAGGTATACGTTCCTCCTTCACCTAATCCGTTTAAAATATTATTAATAGACGGATTGTTTTGATAACTAAAGAGAGATATAGGTGTAGTTAATAACACGACTGACGGACTTGACTCAATATTAGTTATTAACCCGTTTGCTACCGTAATTTTAGGATTTACATAAACTCCATCAGGATAAGAACTATAAACAGCATTAAATACATTACTAAATCCAGATAGAGAAAGAGTTCCAGCACTAGATCGAACTACAATATCGTTAGAGCCTCCAGTATCTATTCTTGGCATAGCCAATTCATTGGCAACTAATGAATTTCCTTTAATAATCGCATTACTGGAGAGTAATCCTGTTATACTTGCTCCCTGATTTTGTCTGCCTAAGGATAATGCTGATACTTCACCTGAACCGTCATGAATTTTTGTTTGACCTGTAGCTGATAGAGGCACTCCTCTCGCGTGCAATACTCCTAGATACGTATCACTAATGTTAGTATTGGTAAGTTGCGATGTGTTAATAGTTGCCATATAGTTATTTAATACATTTAATCTATTACTAATGTACCTGATGATGTGAATACAGGCGTAAGTTTACTTCCGTAATCAGTATTAGTTATGTTAATCAGTTCATACTGCAACTTATAAATATTAGTTAATATTCGATTTACTACTCCTAATATATTCTTTTCATTTTCATGGATATAATACTGATTTTGTTCTATATTCGGTAAGTCTCTTAAATCTACATTGTAGTTATAATCTGTTAATGTAAATATATTACGAGAATCATAATTACCAGTAAATCTACCTAATAAGTTGTTTTGAATAGTTAATAGGTCACTTATAATTTTATAAACCTCTTTATTTATTGTAGAGGCTTGAATATATTCATTTGTTGATAGGGAAAAATTATTAATTCCGTAGTTTTCATAATTTTCAGCTTTAGTTACTCGTTTAAATACATAAGGCTCTTCAAAAATATAAATTCTTGAGGGAGTAAGCAAGATTACATTGTCATAACTTGCAGATGTCTGCATAATATTAAGACTCTTGTAACTATTACTTAAATATGCTGAATCTTCTGCATTTCCTCCTGGTGATAATTTATTCCATATAAAATTAGCAGACTTAAACGGTATTTCGACATAATTCCATATATTAGTGGTTTCAGTCGTATCACCATCTTCCGCTAACAGTCGTTTAGCTTGATATCTGCCTACAATTTTATCAGGACGATTTTTTAAATGCTGGTAAACATTAAAGTTAGTACATATATGCCAATAGTTATTATTACTATTAGAAAAAGCTATGTTATTAACCTTTTCATCTTGTACTAGTTTTTCTTCTAATACATATGTTTCCTGTAACTTATACTCACTATCATAAATATAAACTTTTAATGTATCTTTATAGTAAGTTAATACATAAAGTCTATTTTCTAACTTATCAAACTCTGCTGCTGCTAAAGGTTCACTCTTAAATCGAGGACCAGCTAACCGTAACTTATAATTAAAGTTTATACTAAATATTTTACATACATAGTTACCAGAATCATATACTAACAGATCATTATTATTACAGCATATAAAAGTAGGTGTGTTAAATCTTGACGGATCTGTACTACTACCTGTACCTCCTATTAATTCTATTAAGTTTCGTTTATTAGCTAACGCTTTATCATTGTTATAATATCCAGCGACCTCATACTTAATAATTACATTATTAGCTGAGTCAGATATAAATACATGAGTATCATTTAAGCATATATTTTCTAGCTTACCAAATGTTAGTTCGTTTTCTATGGTCTCTATCTTATTTGATATCTCTATATAGTTTGTTTCTACACTATTAGTAGATAAACTTACAAAGCTACTACTTGTTATACCAAATATAGTAAAAGTATCTGTATTATCATCATACTGCTTTGATACACAATGTGTAATATTACCAAGATCTATAAAATTAGGATTTTTATTAAACCGACTCGCTTGATTGTAGTTGTCATATAGATCTAACTTTGTGGCGGAAAGCTGACTATCACCTATTCCCGATAGACCTATAAATTTAACATTATTAGAAGAAGGTAAATCGTTGTTGGGAATAAACATTCTAGAGTAAACATATGAATTATTTATGTGTAGCTTCTTTAATTTATCACTTATAAGATTATAAGTTAAATAATCATTAGCACTTACATTTATATCATGTAATGTATAAGGTAGTGAAATTATATCTGATATTAATCTATCATAGGTTAATTCAGATGCTAATATATCTGATGCAAATGATTGTTGAATAGTTAACGGGTAATTAGTTATATATGTGTGTATATCTCCATCATTTATCTCTACTTCACCTATATAATTCTCATTATTTAGTAAAAACTCTCCGCCATTAGTGTAGAATTTTTTGTATTTAGTATAATTTATCATTTAAAATCTACAAAGTTTATGTTGTTTATTGTTACTCCGATAGGTAGTAAAGAAGTTGCTTGTGCTAAAATATTATTTATGATATTATTCCGAAAATCAATATTCGTAACATTTAAATTCTTAATATATATATCAATAAGCTTGCTTGAATTAGTTTGCGAAAATTTAAAAAATCTTTCTATCTGTTCAAGATTATTACGCTGACCGGCTGGCATTGATAACACTAACTGATCAATTTTCTTGCCTAATAAAGTAAGAGCAGCAACTGTATCATTAGATACCGGTCGATTATATATCAAAAGATTTTTTATTCTAAAATCTTTGGTATAGTAATATCCAGGCTGCCTAAGATATGTTGCGAGATCAATACCATTAAAGAATCCCGTTGTTCCAATAAATAAATCATCGTTAAATATATTTTGTATTTTATATTTACCAGGTGATACATTTATGGTTGCATAACTAGCACCATTTACAAATAGCGTAATATTTCCTTGTACTGAATCAAATCTATATGTTAAAGTATGATATCCTGTATCAATATTAGACGTATTAAAATTTATATTTGTATCTAATATATCTTCACTTGATAAATAATTGGTTAATGTTAATTCAAAACTAATATTTTTAGGTTTGTATATATTATTAAAGTAATTATAATTAGTTTGAGTATATCTTCTTGCTGTTAAACTGTTATATTCGCTATATTTACCTGTACTACTTAATTTAGCAAACACAACTGATGCATTACCAGAAGTATTGTATTTAATAATATTTAAATTATTACTAGAATCTGCTATTAAGCTGGTGACATATGTATTAGTTGATGTGGATGTGTATTCTTTACCAAAATCAATATTTAAAACCTTACCTCCTGCGGATAATGCCGGTATATAAGATGAAAGAGGATAAGAAGACACAAACTGCCTTAATGTAGTATATACGCTAATTTTATTATTATGACCTATATAGATATTTTTATTACTATCTATGTTAAAGTCGGTAATTCCTGCTTGACTAATAAGGAATACTTCTGATTCATTATTAAGTAAATTATGCTTTATAAGATTTACGTCACGTATTGTATAGAATATATAATTTGATCCATACCCTTCATACTTTAACCTCTCTCCAGGTAAATATAGTAAAGTATCATTATATCTAATTAAACTCTTTGCATAATCATACTTAGTGTCTTTATATTTAGCAAACGGTACAGCATTTGTCACAGTAGTAGGCTGTAATGTCTTAAGATTAACCTCTATACAGCTGCCTGAACTGGAAGTTAAGAATGTGATTCTATCCTTTTCTTGTAAATAATTAATATAATTATTAAGATTAGGGATTGTTTCTAATTTTATTTTATTTGCTTGAGCATTTAGCTTATATATCTCACCAGCTGAACAAACTACAAAAAAGTCTTGCAGTGGTTCGTATATAATAATATCTTTTATATCTGAACTAAATACATTTGTTGTTATTAAAGTATAATCACTATTATATACATATAATTTTTTACCACTATATGTATATATAAACGGCGTTATAATTTGGTTATTTCTAACGCCAAATCCAGCGTTAGTTTTATTACCGAGTAGTTGAAACCCATAATCTTTATTAGGCTGAATATAAATATCGAACGATATAGTAAATTGATTAGTTTGATTTACTTCCGCTGCAATTAAATATTTGCTATAGTTTGTACCGTCATATATTACTTCTGTCTCAGTATATGCTGATTGAACATTGTTTATGTCGTATATATATGGAAACCCGCTAGCAATCGGATTACTATTATTAATAAAATTACTAATATCTGCTTCTCCTAAGCGTTCATATTTATATGAAACATTAGGCTCGATAGCTAAAGAGCTTTTATAATCTACAATAGGAGTATCTTTATTTACATTTTCATCATAATATCTATCTACCCACATACCAGCTGATCCAGGATTATCAGCCGATAACCATGTACACATATACCTACCATTATTATTCTGAGTACTATACTTTTGATTTATATAAATTTTATCTGAAACAAGCGGAGATGTTCCGCCTAAGCTACCATTTTGCGCAAAATCTGTATCATTTATATTAAGCTTGTCATAAGGGTATATACTCGAAGGTGCTTTAAAAAATGTATCTGTACCATTCTGTATTATTATGTCTTTATTATAAAAAACGTAATTTAATGCTATTTTATTATTACCACCTTCTTGGTCATTACCCGTGAATATACTAGTATATTCACGGAAATCTACATCAGGATGATTTACATTACCTATAAGCATATTTGTTCCGCTTTTTATATAATTTTTCTCTGATCGTTGATTGTTTAGTGTAATATAATTTAAATTAAAAGAACTTAAGCAAGTATTGTAATTGGTGTGTAGCAGATACTGTGACTTTAAGTCGTAAACACTTCTTTCTTCGTTAGCTATTAAATCATTTAGACGAGCAGTATCATATGTTATCCAACTAGTTCCTGTTTTATACTGTATATCTTTATAGTTATAATCTATTTTAATTAAACTCTTAACTCTAGAAATTGATTGACCTGCGGTAACAGTATTAAACACTAGTTTATCGCTATCATATATTAAGACACGAGTATCACCACTACTAATATTTTTATATAGAGTTAAATATCCAATATCGTCTATTTCATACGTAAACATATCATTTCTTTCATATGTTATCGTCTGTGGATCACTTTCATAATTATAAAAACATACACTATTATTAGTATAATTTAAATAATAATCCGCTATTCCATTATTATGCTTTATTCTGACATATTTACCGTTTATAAACTCTAATTCAAAAATAGTATTATTATCAAAAATATTAATAGGTAGAGCATATACCCCAGCTGGTTTAATTTCATCACTATATGATGAATTACTTTGCTTAAAAGTGTATAAGTACTTATTATATTGTAAATTTCTAGATGAACTTAAACTAGCAAAAATTAACGACGTTGTTAATGTATTAATTGTATTTTCTTTTGTAAGTATTTTAAAAATATCACTAATATTTTTTTTACCTGTTAAATAGTGAGCTGTATAGTTGTTTATAGAACTATCATAGATTTCTGATAGTGCATCTATTTCTGTAAACTTAAAGCCTTCTTCATAAGAGATACTTCTTTGATTATAAGTAAAGAATGGGTCACTATATAGCAGCAGGCGTGTGTATATAGATGAAACGCTGTATTTTTGAAGAGTAGTCACTTTAATTATTTAATAACTGAGACTTAAAACACAGTATCAATCTCTACACCTACTTTTCGTCTTGTGGTTCTAGGGTTTTATATTTGTTGGATGAATTGACTATCAAACATTAAAAATTAAAAATTAAAGTAACTAATCCAGGAGCACCATCACCGCCAGCGGCACCGTCAGTGCCACCATTAGTGCCTCCACCTGCACCTGACCCGCCTATTCCACAGTAGAGAGGACCAGTAAGGATAGCAGCAGGTGCGAAACCTCCTCCACTAGCATTAGCTGCACCTCCATTAGCAGCCCCACCATATCCAATACCACTGAGTCTAACTGTTTCAGTGGTATCTATGCTTCCTCCACCTGCACCTCCAGTAGATCCATTAGGATTAAAAGAAGTCGAAGTTCCGCTAGTGGACGCAGATACACCATATCCCGTGAATCCAGCATATGTGCCTGTTCCAGCGTTACTAGAAATTGAGCCTCCTATCGAAGTTGCTGATGTTCCTCCAACACCGGTATTACCATTGTTAACACTGCTTCCGCCTTGGTTGACTCCTGCGGATATAAGAGGTGTACTACCTCGTAGTATTCCTGATGCACCACCAATAGATCCAGGATTTCCATTAGTGTTAGCACTTAATGCTGGTATGCCCGCGCCCCCTGCACCTCCTGCTCCAACAGTAACAGTCCAAGTTCCTGCCGCAACATTTGCAGAAAAAATAGTTCTAACTGTTCGCCAGCCCCCGCCACCACCTGTTCCTCCAAGACGGTTTGTGCCGACTGCTCCCATTCTGCCACTACCGCCTCCTGCACCGCCTTGTATTGCTTCAGCCATACAAGTCACCCAGCCAGTAGGAGGAGTAATTGTAGACACACCAGACAGCACAGCAACACCTGCGTTATTGCTGGCATACTGGAAAATGTAGGTTACTGGAGATGGTGCAACCGGGGTACCATTTACGGTTATTGATGTTGCAGAAATACTTTTAGATGAAACACTATTAGAAAATGTTCCATTAACTGCTGATAATGATGTAAAGTTTGCCGTATTACTACTAATATTATTAGTTACTGTAATATTAGAAAATATACCATTAACTGCTGATAATGATGTAACTGAGAGTGATGCAAATATTGGACTACTAGAGAGTCCAAGACCTAAATTAACTCTTGCTCCAGAAGCAGTAGTTGATCCAGTACCTCCTACTGACAACGGTAATGTGGTAGATAGTGTATCTGCCATAGGTGCTACTGCTAGATTGGCTAAGCTGCCTAGCACAAGAGGTGTACCGAGCCGTGTGCTGTAATAAGCTAAGTGTTTGACTGAAAGATTGGCTTCACCCCATCGAAGTTGATTTTGCGTACTATATGGATTTAAGCCAGAGTCAAAAGCAGCTGTTTGTAAAACGCCATTAAGCCATACTTTATGACGGTTTACTGTGTCGGTTGAGCTCCAGTCAATAACAATATCAAAGTCTGGAACCGTTCGAGCAGCGAGATTGTAGTTAATTATGTCTCCACCGGATAAATTTCGGAAACGTACTTGTAGTGCGCTGGCAGAGTCGTAAATGGTAGGACCAGGACTATAACCTCCAGAGTCAACCATCGCAAATAATTCAACGAGACCAGCAGAAACTGGACGACTACCGCTAAAGCGTATGGTACCGCCGCTTGAATAAAAGACTGAACTGAAAGCCGTACTAGACAAGGTACCAGAATCTGCTCCAGTATCCCACGCAGGGAATGCATTTCCGAGTAGTCCAGTTACTGGTTGAACAACAGTAGCAGTAGCAATCTTTAAGTCGTTGCCGCTTCTCCATAATGTTCCAGGTGATCCTGTACCTGGGTCGGCAGTTAGAATAGCAGCAAGTGATAGATTAATAGATGTACTAGCAAATGTTGCAGTAGTAACTCTGTTAGGTTTAATGTAGACGGGCTTATCAGCACCTGTTCCGATACATAAGCTATCCGTTGCTCCAGATCCTTCAATTATGGAATTGCTTCCTGCGTTGCTAAATAACTGGAACAAATTATCATATGAACCAAATAACGGGTAGGTATTTATGGTAGTATTTGTAGGAACTGAGGTTCCGGTCTGTAATGTAAGTGTTTGCGGAGCGGCTATTGTTATATTAGAAGTTTCGCTTTTTACAACACCTGCATTAATAAAAGTAACTCGATTATCAAGTCGTGCAACCCACGAATATCTGCCCGTAACTAGTGAATCCTTATTGCCTAATATAGTCTGTCCTGTTCCCCTATCAACAAAAGCATATGACGTAAAAGCAACATCTAACCCTAATTCATAATTATCAGTTCCGGTTACTATTACGCCAGTATTATTTCCTGGTAGATACTGCCCACCACTAATATATGTACCGCTTCCAGATACGCCAGATAATGCAAATCTATTAAAATCTATAGCACTAATAGCTACATTAGTCACATTCGCATTAGGAATTCCAGTAACACCAAAAATGGTCACTTTGTCGCCAGTAGATCTTCCATGACCGGTATACTCTAAACCAGCGGGTATGTCTGAAGTTATGATGATAGGATTACCACTAGTAACATTAGTTATAGTTCTTAAATATTTAGAAGTACTTGTTATTGGCATAAATACCCCTGTACAATTTTTAAGTCTTACACCAGTAGACACTTCTTCTGCTTGGAATGCATTAATATTAATACCTCTACAATTTTCAGCATATAGAGAAGGATAATAGTCGCCATCACTATCTTTTGCCCATTGATTATTGTTAATAAAAGAACAGACTACCTGCTTTGCTGCAAAACTATAACAAGTATTTAGACTTATTCCAGGTCCACGAGTAACTCCTTCAACATTCAAGTAGCCTACATCGACAGAACCACCGTTGATATCGGTTACAAAACCTCTTAGACCGCATTCATAAATCCCTAAAAATCCAATTGTACCTCTTTGCGCACATGAAAATCTTAATCCACTACTATAAGGGTTATTATTATTGTATCCATTAACAAGAGATCTATTTCCACTAATACATATATTGTTAATATATGCTGCGAATGTATTTGCAGCACCAGGTCCGTTACTTTCATTGGATAACATATACACCACAAATTTTTCAGAAACAGTAGCAACATTATTTTTAAAGTTAATATATATGTATTTATTTTCTCCTATTAAATTAGTGAATGCAGATATATACCAAGTGTCGGAAATGTAGTAAATTGCGGATTGTTTAGCACTACTTTGTGGGAAATATATAATCCCTATACGAAGAGGTGTGCCCGCGCCTTTTATATACATTTTAGTAGCAGTAGGAGGAATAGCCTGCTTTAGGCCCGGAGAAGCGATGGTAATAGTTCCAGGTGCAGATACGCCAGCGGTTACGGTGTATTGATTACCGTCACCATTAAAGGTAATAATATCACCAACAAGAACATTACCAGTACCTGCAATAATAGGAATAGAAGTAGCACTTACCGCAAATCCTGCTGCTGTAGTAGTGTATCCTGTTCCATCACCTTTATTTGGAGGAGGAGTTTCTCCTACACCTCTGCCAGTAGTCGAGTCGTAAGATCCAGGAGAAATTGGTAACGAATTATAGGCAGCTTTAATAGCAGATAAACAGTCTACAGCAGTAGCACCTGCATTAAAATCATCAAAAGTCGGCAATGCTCCGAAATTTAATACATTTCTAGGACCTTCGTAAAATCCAGAATCTGCTGTAGCATCGTCTGGATTTGCATATATTACAGCAGACCCTTCATTAAATTTAATATTGACATTTGATGCATATGTGGATAATGGAAATCCTGAAGTAATTCCAAAATTTCCTTGAGATAATTCTGCAACAGCTGGACTTGATGGAGTGAGTTGTGCGTACTGTAATGCTTTTTTCAATGCATCCATTCTAGCAGCATTAGTATCAGCAGACGATTCGAATTTTTTGACATTGTTACCTTGTTTCACTAACACATATCCATACTCCGGAGGATTAAAGTCTGATACCCACGCATTCAATCCATTACTATTTAAAATTGGAGATGCATATGGTATGTTTATAACTCTACTAGAAGCTCCGTTAATAGTAGCAGCACCAGCATATAAAGTAGCATAATTGGTAGTATTTAACTGACCATTAACATCTGAAAATATTAATGTAGTTCCAGTCGGATAATTAACAGGGCTAGGGAGACTATATGTTCTCGGTCCGGTTAATGTTGCAGTCAAACGCGCAAACGTAGTGCCAGCAGCAATAGTTGCATCAGCATCTCCAAGATTTTGAACTTTAATAGGAAGTAGTCCAAGTCTGGTTTGACCCCATGCTTGATCACTACTAGTTGGTGTTAGACCTTCGACAAAAAGTCTATCTGCTTCTGGTTTTAAGTATGTACTCATTGAATTTTAGTTTGTATTTTTAAATTAGTCGTCGGACTATAAATAATTTGCTCATAGGATGGACTATAAAGAAATTGATAACCATTATCCGGATTTATTAATTCGATACTAGTTGGCAACTGTAGAATACTGACGTATGTTTGTTTATTTATCTTACCTTCTAGGTTAACAAAAGTATTATTAGTAGATAAAGGAGATATCTGACTGCTTAGTATACTCAACTCACCAATTTCATCATAATACGACGCATTATATATATTAATAGGCTGTATAAATAAAGTTTTACTACCGTCTTTAAATGTAATTAAAAACTGAGCCGTTATAAGGCTGTTAAAATTTGATGTTTCTTTAGAATATGTATTTTCATACATACTCATTATTGTACCACCAGGCTTATCAAAAAGAATTTCATTAAAAATACTTTTATTTTTATAATCATATATTAAATCTCGCTTTATGTGAATATTTTCAGTTGAATTGCCGTAATTAATAACAAGATACGTAGCATAATTACTCGCTTCATTTATACCAGTAAGTACAAATGTAATTGAGGTCTTACCTTTAACAGAGACAGTCGGCAGTATTTTCTGCATATCTCCTGTAGTACTCGTTAAATTGTAATATAAACTAATATTTTTCATATTATGATTTGATTTCCAGATAATGTATATGTACCTAAGTTAGATTTTATAGTTGTAAAAGTATAATTAACAAAATCTGACGTCCTTACAGTATTATTGTGATTAAAATACTTACAATCAATGAACGTAACAACTTTATTTTGATCAATATTAAAGCTGTAGTCGAATAAGTGAAAGAGGTTATTATTATCAGTACATATATAGGTTAGCTTATATATATCGTTTAATGAGTTATAAGTTATTATAGGTTTTTGAATTTTTACTATGTTAAAGTTCGTCTCACTATTAAACACCGCAGACAAAGTAAATGCACTTGATATAATAGGTATTTGAGAAGTAATTGGGAATATTTTCTCAGTAATATTATCAGTAATGTTGTATTGGTATATATCAGGTATAAAGATTTTATTATTATTATTATAAATTTTTATAATATTATCTGCAGTATTTTCTATTATAAGTCCTGATAAAGACTGAATCCGAGGATACATAACACAAAATGTAACCGTTTTATTTTTTTCAATAAATAATCTATTAGAGAAAGCTTGTAAAGTAGAGCTTGAACTAATAGTATATACAAGATTTGAAGTAGATGGTTTTTGAAAACTCCCATCTTCATATAGAACTTTATCAAAAACAAGGTAATTAGGAGTTTCTATACATATTGTATTATAGAAAATCTCTAAGTTTTTAGCTGCTGTATATACTTCCGTTTGTACAGCAGTGTTATACTTACTAAACGTGCTAGTAAGTGCAGTAGATAGAGGAATAGATAAAGTACTTGTGCCTTGCTGTACGAAAATACTACCTTGAAGTCGGTCTTTTACAGCCTGAGACTTTAATTCATTTACACTTGATAAAGGAGAGAGAGTTGTTAGACCGTAATCATAAACTGTACTATTAAACGGAATTTGATCTTTATAAATATTATCATTCGGTATTACTATTTCATCGGTATAGTAGCCGCAGTTATATTCTTCGACATTAGCAGCAGAAAGGGCAAACTTTACATCATAAACAAAAGATGCAGTTAAACTCGGTGTTATAGATAGATCTATTGCTCGAGTCACCGGATTTAAACTTGAAACGCCTGCTTCAGCTAATTCATTATAGTAATAAGTACCATTACCATAATCAGCTGGCCAAGAGGTAGCATAACTATCAGGCAGTGCTGTATTATCTGCGAACGTAAACTCACCTGCATCTCTAATTTTAGGTATTATATTTCTTGAACTTTGTAATAATTCTGTATATGGTGTAAATTCTCTAAAGAATAGTGTAAGGTAAGATGAGCTAAGAGACGAAAATCCACTAACACTTAAATTACTTGTAGTATTAGTAGATAAGCCGCTTCTAAAAGTATTACCAACTACAGAAGCAGTACTATAATTAAAATTTATACCTTCTGTTTCATCACGAAATACGTGACCGTCTAATAGTAAACTTTTAATAGCTTCATCTTCTAAAGTCTCTACAGATTTAAAAGTATGACCTAGTTTATCTTTAAATAATGCATAACTATTACCATATATATCATACTGTAAAGTAGTTATATAACCTTTATTGTATAAATCACTGAAGTTTAAATTTATGTCATTTGTTATAGATTGAGTATATGATTGCTCAGTAGCATAATAAGGTGCAAACGTTTGATCACTACTATTTATTTTGGGTGTACCAGTTGCAAATCCGCTTGATACGTTATTTACATCAAATCTATAATCATAAATATATACTAAAGGATAATCTAATTGATTATTAATAGTTACGTTCCCATATTTATTTGGATCAGGAAATATATAAATTTTGTTAGGTTCAAGCTTAGTATAATCAATGCTATATGTAAAATTATTAGCATTTAGCTGAAATATACCTTGACTATCTGTATTAAAAAACAGACCTAAATTTCTGAGCAATATCGTTTCATTAGACTGTACAGCAGCTGTATTTGCTTGCTGTAGATTGTTAATGTTATTAGAAGGTGTTTCAGCTCTAACCAATATACCTGTTACTGTAGTGTTATTACTCGTATCTATATAGTGTATATCTGTTCCTAAATATTTCTCTAATAATTTTTTCCTATATACCGTAACATCAGCAGTAGATAATCCACTTATATCATTATTTTGTAGTAAAGTTAACGGATTATCAGGATTACATATTGCATCAAACTTTAATGTAACGTTTACTATTAAAGGTATTTCATTTAAGAATGCAGTACTGCCAAATATTTGCTCATAACTATCACTTAAAAATAAAGCTGTATCTACTTCATTTATATTTGCAGTATAATAGTTTATTCTTTGTTGATTTGTTTCTGTTACTCTAGGTATGTTAGGTATATCAAAGTAATTACCATATACATCCACATATTCGAGTATATCAATATTAAGTGACTCTGTTATACTTGCTAACGATTTACCGAGATCAGAATATTGTGGCTGATCTTGAGCTGCAAATATGTAATTATATATACTATCAAATAATCCTTTCTCAATTGATGTAGAACTACCTTTTATTTTATTTCTATCAATAACATACTTTGCATCATCACGCTTTGACTTATAAAACAAAATAACTTGTCTAATTTTATCAGTAAAAAAGGGTATCGCTACATCTAAATCAGCTGGATCATTAAAGTTAATAGTAGATAAAAATTTACGCTCTTGATTTGTCGCGTATGTTAGTACTATCTCTTTTAAAAACTCTACATAATACTCAACAAAACTCTTTTGCTCTGTTGTACTACTGGTATTCTTTATTTTTGCCCAATCTTTTAGATACGATATATAAAAGTTATTATACTCATCTGGAGTATAGTCTACACGTGTTATTGTTATAAACTGTAAAAAAGAATAGGGACTACTATTATCTGCAGCAGCTGATTTATCTACATCTGGATTAGTAATCGAGTTACTAATTACTGCAGAACTATATGTTATTACTGATGACATTTAATTTATTTATTCATTCATTATTGTATTAGCTGTAAGCCTTTGTATAATTGATTTGATAAAATATTTGAAATTACACCATTTTCTTTCGACCAGTCGTTGTATGAAGATGTGCTAAAGTTGAGTGTATTATTTTGATCTGTAAAGTTTATAACACTATCATATATAGAGCCCTCTGTCCCTGTTATATATTTATAGAAAGTATAATACTCGTTAAGTCTTCTACCGCTCGCTGTTGGATCTACTACAAGTCCCCAACCCCAAGTGTTATCATATGCACTTATAACATAAGTTTTAGACATTACCCCAACCGCACTAACCGGTTGATAAGTGTTTAGTCGTTTATATGTGTTACTATACTTTTCATATGCGACAATATCTTGACCAGCGGTAATTTTATCGTAAATTGATAGTTCAGCACCTAAATTAAAGCCATATATACTACTATTAACATAGCCATAGTCATTAAAGTTCTCTGCAAACTGATTTCGTACACCAAAAAGTCTACTTTTGTTTATAGATAGTATGTCTATAAGTCGAGTAAGCTCAGCTGGATAGTTATAGTTAGAGGAATTATACCGCTGATAATCAATATTATATTCTTGGAGAATAGATAATAGACTACTAACATTAGCGTAATCTAGCACACTATTATTAGATATAAAGTTAGTAATTTTTTCATATGTAACTTTACCTAAGCTAGTTTGATCTGAAGAAATAGTTCCTACAGCATAGTCTAAGAATTTATTATATAGATTATAATTATTATTAAACAGTGGTTGAAGAGATATATCTCTAAATTTCTGGCCCATATCTATATCTTCTCCATGTTTTGCAATGGTATATACTCCGCTGGATGGATATATGGTAAATGTGCTTGATCTGCCTGTTAAAGAACTACTTCCGATAGTAGTTCTTGCTGATAAAAATAAATTAGCTGTAGTCTGTGTTGTGGTATATTTAAAAGTACCTTTTAATACACCACTTAAATTGAAATTAGATGAATATACAAACTGAGCTGATAATATACTTACACCATTTGTTAATACAACCGTTGTATTAGAACTATTAAGAGATAGACTATTTTTTATTGTATAATTTTCTGTATCTTTTACTTTTATAACAAAACTAACAAGAGAATTACTGAACTTTATAGGATTAATATCAAAAGATGCACTTGTATTACCCTCTGCATCTAGTCCATTAGAAGTAATTGATAAATGATTATAATCCAGATTTTTAACTACATTCGCAGTTACAGAAGCTGTTGCTGTATTTGTATACGGTAGAAGTTCACTAGGCGAATAACCAAAGCAAAGTTTAACAGAACTTAATGGCATATCACTTTTAAAGTATACTAAAGCATCACCGGAGGTACCATATAAAAATGAATTTTCATCTGTCTCTAAACAATTTATAATTGCCTTACCTGATAACTTACAATATAATTTTTCTGACGTTGTCTTAAATGAAGATATCTCAACAAACTCTGTTAAATCTTTTAACCCTTTCTCTAATGTATAAAAAGATGAGTATGGATATAAATGATTATAGTAAATATTGTAAGTGCTAGTATCAAAATAGTTATCTGTAGCTCCAGTTGCAAAAGGTATTATATCTAGATCATTTAAAGTATTATATGACTGATAAGAAGTAGATCTTATAACTTTAATTGGATTAGTAATTTTACCTGCTGTTAATATTAAATTACTGCTCGTGGATAATGTTATATTATTTGTAAGGTAATTGTATACTGTAACTTGCTGGGAAAAGGAATCTATATAAGATTCACCAACGTTATCGTATAAATAGCACGTTACTTTATATTCACCAGGTAGTAGGTAAGCATGACGACCAGTTACAGACTCTGATATCGTACCATCACCATAATCCCATACTATACGTTTACTTGAAAATATATCATCAATTCCCTCTAATATAGGTATAAATACAAACTCAGCAAACGGTAGAGCGTAACTTGATAAGGCTAAATTACCAGTATAGTTATATGTATAGAAATACGAGTACACTGTATTTATAATTCCATAATCTTGATATCTAGAGGTACTCGCCATTTATTTATATTTATAGTAAGATGAGGTCTTAGCTGTTCTCTATAATTATATTATTAACTATATCAGATACTTTATAGAAATATGCATATTGAAAGTCTTCCAATTTATAATCTTTAGAGGTTATCGTTATGTCATTAAACTGATACAACGGATTCCAGATAATAAGACTTAATAAAGGAGTTTCATAAGTAACTCCATCAACAACACGTCTTGTTCCTATTCTTTCAACACCGTAAATATTTAAAATATTGTTTTGTATCTCACTTATACTAACAGTTGATCCTAATAATACTTTATTAAAGGTAGCCTTAAAGACATCTTGTATACTAGATTTTAAATTAGATACATTAACAATATTATTACGATCTTTGTATATAACTAACTTTGTTTCAGCTAATACTTCAGTTAGTACAGTTTCACTATTAGATGCAACACCTAAAGCAAATGCTTTAAAGATAGGATCTGCAAATACTACATTATGGGTAATGTCTTTAATAGCATTACACTCAGTAAGAATTAATTGTTTTTGTGTTGGATTGGTATAGTTAGGAATTTGCTCATTAATAATTGAGTTCTTTGGTACAGTAAATAAATTGACATTATTAAATGAAGTTGAGTTTGCATACCTAACTTGGTTAAACAATACTCTACTATCTTCATTAGGTCTATTAAGACCTATATCATAGTAATATTTTAATACTTTACTTGTATATGTATCATTTGATATTGCTTTTACAGACTGAATAAATCCATTAAAGTTTTTAGTTATAAAATATTCATAGTCTGCACTTGTAACTAATCTATTTTGTAACGAGAATATTTTAGGAGCATTATTCTTAATTTCTTCTGCTGTTTCAGCGCTTGATACAGCTATAGATTCATTTAAGTTATTAGCTGTTATATATGATGTATTTAAAGAACTAATAAAATTATTATCTGCACTATATATATTTGTACTTATTTCACTAAATGTTGGTGTGTTATAGATAATAAAACTACTATTACTTAAACCATTAGCAGATACGTATCCAGCTATATCATCAGATTTAATATAAAATATTTGTACTTTATCATCAATTTGAAGTTGTTTGCCGTTTAGTCCGTTACCAAATTTAAATTCATAATTGCCATTCTCATTATATCGCTTTTCATACTTTAAACTACCAGCTGACTCTAAGAATAAAGAAGATGTTTCTGTCCATTCCTGCCAAGTGTCTGTATTTCGACTCTTAACAAATATAGTAAATGTATTATCTGCAATAAATTTGTTATCTGCATTAGTTTTAATATCAGTGTTTCTATTAATTATTTTAATAACTTCAAAAGGTTCGCCGATAGATGTGTAGACTGGATGCTCTACAATATTACCTTGATAAAGCATACTATTACTAATAGATAATCCTTCATTACTTGCAGTGGTTTTTTCAAACGATATGTCTTTGAGTGTAGCGTAGCTAACACCATCTTTAGATAAATATGAAAACCTCTTTATAATATATTGACCTACGCCTAGTGAAGATGATCCAGTCAAATCTATATTAACAAGTGATGTTTGTTTGCCTGTAGGTTTATAACCAATATTGGATACTAGTTTATTTATGTTTTCATATAATTCTGCTGTTGTAAATGTCGATTCTGATGCAGTTGTATTCAAATAAAATAACAATACATGATACATGTACGCTACTATATCTATAAAGGAGTTTATATTTGAACCTTCAAAATTTTGATCTCTAAAAACTTCAGATTCATTTAATTTATTTATAATTAAAGTTTTTAACGATGTAGCATCAAAAGCCGCATACGCTTCTTGAGGTAAGTTATACTCAGTAAAATTTTTAACACTCATAATTATTTAAATATATATCCTCCATTATTTAAGGCTGTTTTTAGAGATACACCATAAATGTTTAAAGAGGGTACAGATAGATTTATATCAATATCATATTCCATATCGTCTATTAAAGCTACAACATTAATATACTCTATTACAACTCTTGGTTCTTGTACAGGTAAACCGAATAAGATTTTTTGAGCTAAAAAATATGCTTTTACCTCTGATACTGTTTCAAATAAATAATCACGTAAATCGAGTCCAAAAGTTGGATTTAAAAGCTTTTCACCAGGAGATGTAGTTAGTATATTTTTTAAAGATGTAACAACCGCTTCAATATCATATATTGCTTCTAAATCTTTTACACTATTTGATCGCAGCAGCTCACTTCCTTTTGCACTGTATGATGTTTTTAAGTCAAACAGGATATCTTTATATAAGTATCCTGCTTTACGCGCTGTTTCTACTGCTGTTGTTGGTTTAACTATATCTAATCTTATAGCCATTTATAATTATTTAATAACAACATCAGGCATACTATATAAATTAATTGGTAGTTTTAAACGAACTAATATATAATTAAATTATGAAAATTCCGGTTACTTATATTGAAAAGAAAGATATTACTGTTGAAGTCACTCCTATCTCACTTGTAAAGTATCTTGATGAGTATATAACTAACTCATTTAATATGCCTATTGGAGCATTTATAACGAATGTTAATTCTATGCCTTGTTGGGTGAGAGCTGTATATAGTTCACATGGTCATGATGAATTTGTTCAAACTGCAACAGCAGAAGAAATTCAAATTATGGAAGCTTTAAAACTTGTTAGAAGTTATATACGTAGTAAGTCTGCATTACCAGTTTGCGCACGATAACGCTTTAGCGGTACCTGGTTTAGCAGAAGAACATTTATGTCTAGCCCTGAAGGCCTTGCGCTTTTTAGGGTTAGACTTTTTTATTCTTAAATTTGGGTCGCCGTAATGGACACGTTTAAGCTTACCGTCTACTCTTACACATCTCATATATTTTTTATCAGATCTAGTAGATGATTGTTGCTTTGTAACTTTTGTACAGCGCGATCCTGCTTTTTCTAGTAAAATCTCTGCTACTAGTTTATTAAATTCCATATAATTATTTATTATATAGCATAAATAAAGTTATGGGGAAAAAATATTTAACTTTAGTTGAGACGTACTTATCTAGATTTGAGAGAGGAGGGTTTCTTGTTGGCGACGTATTTAAGTTTAACGATAACTTTAAGTCATCTGAAGCTTATAAAAAGCTAGGTTACAATAGTCAAGAGCTTATAGATCAAATGATAGAAACTGGTCTACATGTCAGGGTAGTTGGCATAAAGGATACTACTTCTCCAAGATATCCTGGCAATCCTCAAACCTCTTCTGCTGATGTATCTCTAACTCTTGCTGTCGATAATGGCGGCGGTCGTTATTCTCACTATGTTAATATCTCTCCAGATTTAGGTACTCCTGTTTCTTACTATCCTAACTTACCGCCTATTCCTGACGCTGCTATACGTCCAAATAATAATAACGTTAAGCCTAAAGAACTTGAAAAGCAAGACCATATCTCAAATAAAACAGATAAAGGTAATGGCAAACTTAGTGATACAAATATTAGTCTTGCTAAGTCTAACACAGACATTAAATCGAGTTCAATTTCTGCAGATCCGGCTGTAAGTGCAAATAACCACGAATACTTAAAAGGTCTACAAGATTATAAATAATTATAATGTATCAATATAAATGTACAATCTTAGAGGTAATTGATGGAGATACTGTAAAGGTTGATATTGATGCTGGTTTTAATATATGTATTAAAAATCTTAATATAAGACTTTTAGGTATTGATACTCCTGAGAGTAAAACAACTGATTTAATAGAAAAAGTCTTTGGTTTAGCTAGTAAATCAGTTGTGCAGCAACTCCTACCTGTCGGAAGCACTCAAATTGTTAAAACAACAATTGATGATAAGTATGGTAGATTATTAGGTGATTTTTTAATAGATGGCAAGTCACTATGTCAGTTACTAGTAACTGATGGATACGCTGTAGAGTATCACGGTCAAAATAAAACTGATATAGCTAGCTTACATTTATTAAATAGAGAGAGACTAATTAAAGAAAATAAAGTACATCTACCTAACAAAGCTCCAAAGTAATAAAACAAGCAAAGCAATTAATTTCCTTATCAGTTACAAACGAGCTCTTATATAAGTGATCTGCAATAATTGATATCATCTTCTTCTTTCTTAAATCGTCAATATTTTGAGCATATATATGCTCTAACAATTCTACAAGAAGATTATCATAATCACTATTAAATCTACTCTCATTCTCAATGAGATATTTACGCAAAGTAATAACATCTTTATTCGAAATATGATTATAGATATTTTTTAGCAGCTCACTATCTACATGTATGTTTTCTATACAGAGCTCTTTGTCTACGCAGTTCTTTTGAAGTTCATTGATAGTCTTCCTAATATCAGGAAAATTGACTTTGACGAGCTCTATGAACTTCTTTTTCTGTTCTTCGCTAACAGTAATATCTTCACTTTTAAGTATAGAATAGCACCTACGTACAGCAGCTTCGATTACTGGCTTAATCTCAATCGATTGACATCTTGACTGAAGAGCTGGGATAATTTTATGCTTATAATTACCTGTTAAGATAAAACGAGTAGTCTTAGAGTACGACTCCATAGTATTACGCAATGCAGCTTGCGCCGGTCCGGTCAAAGAATCACCCTCATCTAAAATAACCACCTTAATACCTCCATCAAATGACTTAGTCTGAGCAAAGTTAGTAATATTATGTCTGATTATATCAATACCTGACTCATCTGATGCATTAATATATAGATAGTTACATTTCAATATATCATTTACAATAATACGAGCAAGCGAAGTTTTCCCTGTTCCAGGATTACCGACAAATAATAGGTTAGGTATTTCTGACTTAAATCCCTTAATAATATCTAATGTTCGATCATCAAGAATAATATCATTTAAGGTATGTGGTCTATACTTTTCACACCAAATACCATTAAATACACCCTTTACATCTAAATTCATATATGTTTTCTATCAATTATTTACCAGAAGAACCGAACCCTTTAGCTCCACGTTCTGACTCTTCTATATTTTCAGCCTCACTCATTTCAACAGAATAATTCCTATACACAATTAATTGAGCTATTCTTTCTCCCTTCTTAACTGTATATTCAGTATCTGTATTATTATATAGCTTTATGCCAGCAGTTCCTCTATAACCTTGATCGATAATACCAGGATGAGGAGTAATTCCATGCTTAAACCCCAAACCACTACGTCCTTCAATTTTACACCAATACCCTGGTGTTATATAGGCAAATGACAACCCTACATCGACAACAGTACTTCCTCTAGCTGGGATAACTATACTCTCTACACTATATACATCAAACCCCGTATCAGTATTAAAATTGCGGGTAGGTATTTGTGCGTCATCATTAGTTTTAGTGAATTTAATTTCTACTTTCGTCATAATATAATTATAGTAGTTGAAATGAATAAGTCAAGCTTAAATAAGTAATAAATGGATACCGACATAGATAATACTGTAAATGATATAATCTCACAGTTAAAAACAAGCAGTTTATCAAATGCTTCGCCACAAAAAGAAGAGGTTAAATTAACTAAAGATAATCTTGAGGAGTTTATTCTAACTAACTCCGGTAAACTTGTCACCAAATCATTAGGACTTATTGATAATATAGAGTCTTTTGTCTCTACTTCTCCAGAGCCTGATGATGTAGCTGCTTTATCCGAATTAATAAAAGCTGCGGCATCTGCAGTTGAATCGCTTAATAAAATATATATCGCTGATAGTAAAAATGATAATCAAATGAAGATGAAAAAACTAGACATTGCTGCTAGAGAAAAGTTATCTTTAATGGATAACCAAACTAAAATTTTACTATCACGTGAAGATATTATGAAAGCTCTTATCAACACTAATGACGTTATTGATGTATAATTTAAGGTGTAGGAAATAATGTACTATTTGGCTGTCCATCTGCTGTTTTGTCGTTAGTTGGTAAAGCTGGCAAATCTACTTTTTGTGCTGCACTATCAGGTGATTTAAAATTTTGTGAGCTATTAAGTGCTGCTAAAACTTGACTCTTACTGCCGACGCATATTTTTACATACATGGAACCTATATTTGGTACACTAGATACTGTTCTCTCTGTCCATGTTTTATAAGGTACTGATTGTCTGCTTATAGGTTTTTGATTTGTTACTTTGTAAAAAGCATAAGGTGTAAAATCAATAATACGCTCACCGTCATTAGAAGATCCTTTTCTATCAATTAATTGAATAAGTTCAGATTTACCATTATATCTAACATACGCAAATAAATTATTATTCTTAGCTAAAGTTGTAAATTTATTTAAGCTTAAAGTTATACCAGTATTCGCAATTAAAGCGTTTACTAATACTTCATTAAATGCTACTCCATGATTAAACTTATCAGCATTAATAGTTGTTAGATCAGTATTGTTATCTGTACCTCTACTCCATCTACCTGAGTATCCATTATTTTGATCTGTTTCTGATCTACTCATACAATTATCTACTAATTGTGCATCTCCTGTTATACCTTGAATGCTCGGAGTTAATACTTGACCTATGTTTGCTACGCCCATTCGCGTTTCGACATCACTAGATGTTGCTGCATAACTATCTACCCATATTGTCTTATCATCTGTATCAATCCAACTAGCAAATATCGTATATTTATATCCTGAGCTTGAAGATGCTAATAATTCAATGTCGTCTGAAATTAATACTTCATCAGTATACGGTTTGTTTGTAATATTTGCTTTTTTATAACCAAGTGCAATATTATCTGATGTAGAAGTTCGATCTGATTGACCTATAGAGTTACCTGAATATGCTGATCCATTAACATTATAAGTAATAGGAGTAACGCTTACAGATTTTCGATTCTGCATAGGGTCATAAGGATTATACTTTAACGCATATTCATATCTATTAAAACATGGTCCTAGGTTCTTTGAGATATTAGCAAGTATTTCAGGAGCAGTTGTACTAATATCTATATATGATTTTATATCAGGAGTATACTTATAAGGTGAACTTTCTTTTCTTAAAGTTTCACCTGTTTCTGCTGCATTAATAAAAGTAGATTTATCTTTTTCATCAACCATACTGCCCTGTATAACACCCCATGCATCACTACAAGTCTTAGACAATGACATAATTCCATGCTGAAAAGCTTCTGGTATTTTATGAAATACAGCTAAATCTATACCATTTATCACTGACGCCATTGAATCCTTTAAACTATCCATTGATAGCATAGATGCGCTATTCATAGTAGGTAGTATTTGAGTTGTTTTGCCTATACTATTAGATAAAGGACTAAAGGGATTACAAGGCGCATTTATACAATCTTTAATAGCTGCTTTGAGCTTACTATTAAAGTCGCCATTAGTTGTGCTATTCGGATCGACTAGATTACCTGCACTATCTCTCACATTTCGTCTATCAGCATTTATACCTTGAAATGTCTTCGGTAAATTATCTATATTATTAAATGTCTCTATTACCCTATCTATTTCATATGTGAATATAGGATAATTCAACATTTTAGTTGTGTAGAAGTTAATGGTAGCAGGGTCTAAATACCCACTACACAACATAAATGTATTAGTGAATGTCTCTCTCGCACTTAAGTTTCCATTTATAGCTTGATTAAAATTTATAGCTAAATCAAAGTCTAAACTTAAGCTCGGATCATCAAGCAAATCACATAGAGGAGAACTATATTTAATAAATTCTCTACTTATAGCGTAGCCGAATAATTTTTCAGCTAAATTTGTTTCATAGATGAGCATTTAATTATTTAATGTTATGTCTTTTAAACAGTAGGTATTATGGCAATGGTGGTAGACCTACAGGCTGGTTCGTAGTAGGTGCTATGTTATTTGGTTTAGTACAGAATTTAACCGCTGTAATTTCATTTTGATACATTTCATTCTCAAAAATATGTTTTATGCTAACTATAAACCAATAACCTGTAGGTGATTCTGTTTGATCTTTTTTATCACCGTTTATTAAAATAAACATACCTGGATTCCGATAAGGATTGCCTGTAGTTCTAAAAGTAATCGCTGAATTATCGAATATAAAACTCCTTGTTACCATCGCTTTTATACCCGCTTCAATTATTTTTACAATATCTGTGCTACTTTCCTTAAAATCGCAAATATATTCTGAGGTTTTTAAATCATCAGCATTATTTTCTGTCTGATCTTTTGGGACATTTATTTCTTGTTGTGAATTAAGGGCTGCTGATTTAAACAAATCTCTCATATCACTATACTTTATAATGTTGGTTGTAACATCAGTAATATTATTATCTACCATATAAACTACTTTATGATTCGTCCATGTTGTTAAAAGAAGTTTATCTAAATCTGCTTCTGCTACGACGTACTGCTCTATAGTATTTTCTCTAAGTATTGGATTTGCTTCACCTTGACCTCCTATTACAAACGTTTCAGATACATAATCTTGCAGATCTTTTTCATTTCTCTCTAGCTTAGTATTGAAGTCTTTTATTATTTTAAACAAAGGTCTCATTGTAAAGCGTCTTTGTATATTACTATTAGCTTCATTTAATTGAAAGTTCTCTAGCTGCAATAAACCTGGGCTACTTAGTTGTCCATTTTCATACCATAGATATTTATATAATAAACCAATTAAATCATAATAACTTTGCATTGGTTTAATTACCTGATCTAAAGGTACAATAAGATCAGTATGCTGAAATTCTTCTTTGTGTACATAAAAATTTGTACCGCCTTTATCAAGACATGTAGTTAGTAAATGTTGAATAGTCTCTGTGAGATTTTTAGTACCAGATATCTCTCGTGGATTTACTTTACGTTCTCTAAGAAGTCTTACCGCATACTCTTCAAAATTATATGTTAAATTTTTATCAACAGGATTTTTTGAATCATCGTCTCCTAAGCCTAACTGTACAATTACTTGTAGACCTTTATCAATAATACTTACTTTATCTCCGAAATCCTTATTTTTAAAATTAATATCAAATAACGTAATGCCTTGATTAACGCCTCTACCTAAACCTAATTTATCCAAAATACCAAAGAAGTTATTAAACACAACTTTACCCTGAACTCCAAAATTAGCTAAATTATCTTCTATCTCGAGATACAGCACCATTGCCTTACTAATCGGAATAAAGTTGTAATCATTCTCAACAACTCTTGTTAAGGATAAATCAAATTCATAGATACTACTACCTATATTTACTAGCTTATTCATTTGTTAATTTGGTCTGATATATTATTAAGTACAATATCTAAGTATTGAGGTAATATATATTTATATGCTGTACCAGCTTCCGCATAAAATATATTATCTGGACTATTCGTAATAAATATTAACCACCATAAGTTAATATCTTTATATAGTTTGTAAGCTAATGTAGTCCATGGCAATTTAGAGCTTAATACTATAATACCAAATAAATCTGAGTTTAATGAAGTAGGTACTACTACTTTATTTAAAATATTAAAAAATGCATAGCTATTATTTGCATCTTTAACAATTTTATACAACTTAAAAATTTGTTCATATCTTGTTTTATCAAAAGATGTGTTGATAGGAATTTGATTAATGGAAGTTGTTGTACTCATATTATTGTTGACTCACACGTATTTTAGAACCTGTAAAACCTTTAGCGACCATCATATTACTTACGTCAGATATTAAACTCTTAAATGTAATTGATACATTATACGCTTCAGGAATTGCAGTACTGACTATATCACCTGTAGGTAATGTAACAGGTAAATTACGCCTGGTACCTTTAAAATCTACAGTAAGATTCTCTATAAAACAATATGGAAAGAATTCTTGACCAGGAATTGTAAGAGTATACATTTTAGCTGGTGAGACTCCAGAGAATGATGTGCGGTAGGGTTTATTTTGGAATGCTAATATCCAAAGAAGTTCATAGTTCTGCTGATAAGGCAGTTTATTATTTGATATACTACCAGTACCTCTTGTTACTGTATTAAAGAGAGGAAAAGTAACTGTAACTGATTTATTATCAGTATTATATTGAAAATATTTTGGCTTCTCTATAAACGTACCAGGCTGATTAATATTAATTGTATTAGAAAGTCTTTCTCCTGCGGCTTCTAAACCTTCTAGAATTTCTTTAGCAAATCCTGGTCCTTGTGCTGCTTCTCCCCAAGAATTTGAAACAGCTTTACTATTATTATCAAAATAAGGTAACGCATACTCAAATTTTGTTACTTCAGTCTTATATATACCTATATAAGACTTAAGATCCTCTAATAACGCTACATCACTCTCACTACCAGCTTTAAAAGCATCTATAGATTTTATAAGTTTTTCTGCTCCAGCCGCTAAATTGTCTGCTGCTTTTGGTAATAATGTATTTATTTTTGTTGCAATATTATTAATTAAATTAGCTGTACCAGCCACAGCGTTAGTTGCTACATTGCCAGCTACATTGCCAGTTGCATTGTCACCTGCGTTTAAATAATATAGTGCTGAAGCTAATAAAGAATTGAGAGTTTGCTTTCTTTCAGTAAGGTATAATATAGGTACTTTTTTAAATTTATTAATCTGCGGAGATGCTGTCCACATAAAATCATTAATAACATCAATAACTCCAGGTCCACTTGGTATTAATATTTTTTCAGTAGTGCTTGTACCGAGGAGATCTGATTTAGTTTGAGAGTTTTCTATTTTAGCGTAATATGGTCCTGGCATAATTATATAGGCTGAAGGTTATGTGAATTATTAAAGCTGCTTCTTAAAAAAGTAGCTGCAGGTATTTCCTTAGTATCTCTACTGTTTGTTTGGTATGTATTATTAGAAGTAGAGCTTTCTTTATTCTTAGTTAATAAAATTATACCATCGCGTATTTGTTCAAGAATTGAAACTTGCTTGCTGGCTACAAATAGTTGTTTTTTATTATTAATAGAGCTACTTTGTAATAACTCATTAACAGCTCCGCCATTTTTCATACCCAGTATTTCATCTTTATTACTAAATTTATAAACTTGATTATTCTTAATAATAAAGTCTTGCATCTCACCAGTCTCACCGACTGGTAACATAGTACCTGTAACGGCAGCTTTGCCTACATCACTGATAGCCGACTCTGGTATTATATATGAAGCAAATTGAGATGCATAACGACCAGCTTTATCACCTAAGTATCCACCAAATAAAGCACCTAATGGACCTCCGACTAAACCAAGAGCTGCACCTCCTGCACCGCCGAGTACACCACCTATACCTTCAAGTACACGGTTACCTGCTTTTTTATATAATTCTTGATCTGTTGATATTTTATTTTCCGCTCTTTCTTGTTTATAATCTGCAATATCACCTTTTGCAAAAAATAACTCTATAAGTGAGCTAATAATAGGTATTCTTTTTGCTACAGGCATTAAAGTTTTTACAAATTTACCTAAAAATCCTAATGTTCCTCCAGCTGCACCAATTGAACCTTTTACTGCATTAATAGCTGCATTTATTGCTTTTGTTCCTATCTGCTTTATAGGTGTTACTACTGTATTTACAGCTCGTTTACCTATATCAACGACCCTACCGCCAAAGTTCCATGCTGAATTTAATATAGCGCGTCCGGTTGATATAGCCGGCGCTACTGCTGTTTGAACTTTTGATATAACAGGAGCTGCATACTTCGCAATAGCACCTCCTACAGAACTTGCTTTCTCCATAAAAGCAGATCCTGCACGAGCTGCAGCACTTTTTATACTAGCAAAAGTCTCACCTACACTAGTAGTTAATGAACTAAAACGCTCTCCTATACTCTTACTGATTGATTTAAGAGTCGTTTTAATTGCTTCATAAGTTTTACTAGAAGTAACTTTAGTTTTTAACTTACTTAAGTTAGTTTTAAGTTTACCATATTGTTTTGATACAGCAGCAGCTACTCTGCCAGCTACTTTCATTGCGGCTTTTGCACCCGCTTTAATTCCTTGCCATACTCCTTGAGCTACAGACTCGAAGTTACCAGCTAATACATCAGCTAACATCCAACCTAGTCCTAAATCTGTTAACATATCCAGAAGACCTTTGCTTTTACTCTTTTCACCGGTAGGTCCTGTAGGTACCGCAATACTACCCTTTGTTACTTCTTTTATTTTAGATTCCTTTAAATTTGCTTGTAACCGACCTGCTTCTGGTCCTTCAGCAAACTTACCGATTCCAAGCGCCTTACCTAATATTGTAAATACTCTCGTATAGTATTGAGTTTCATTACTTGAAGCACTAATAGGGTATTGCTTATCTAATGCTTTAGATAAAGAGTCAGTTGGTTTATCTAATGTGGTTTTAAATAGAGATTCTTTTATTTTTTCTATTACTCTATTAGATAGAGATTCTTTGGAGGTATTTGTTGTATTGCTTCTATCTTCTCTTAATACTTGTTTATCTGGAGATATTTCACTTTTTGTTGTAGTGGTAATTGGTCTAATCTTAATTATTTTATCTAAAGCATTATAGTTACTATTTAAAGCTTCAGAATTTTTATCAACATTATTACTTAAACTCTGTAAAACTTTAGTAATTTCATCAATAGGATTTTTTTTATTATTATCAATAACATTAATAGTGCGATTATCTATCTCCGCATTTTTACTGTTCGACGCTTCAACTAAAGCTGTCGCTGCTGAAATTACATCTGTATCATCATTATTCACAAATATATTTAATCATTAGTTAGAAAACTAGCATCTATTGTTAGTTCAATGTTTTCATTAAAACAAAAATTCTTCTGTTCTGCATTTTTGTAGTTAGCAATATATTCGATTATATCATTGTTAAGCTTTAGAGGTATGTTATCTAGTATACTCTTTCTTTCGCTTACACTATATTGATTTAAATTAATAAGTGTTTCATCTATCTTAAGTGTATCGACAAACTTTATCATCTCGTAAGTAAGTAGAGTAGTAATATAATCACTATCTTGCTTAGTTTCATTTTTTGTTTTTGCTATTTCGACTAAGCATTTCTCAATAACTTGACTTTCAAAATCTAATGTAGGTATTTCGACAGTTGCACTTATATTCTGATATGTGAGAGTATTCGATTTTTCTACAGTTTGTTGTGCATATGGCGGCAACTCGTTCAAATCATATTCCTTGCTATCTATTTTAATAGCAGATCCAATATTAGCTTTTCTTAGCTGTACTAAAATATAATTTCTATCAGACAATTTAAAGGAAGTAGGTTCAATTGAATTCTCTTTAATAATATTATTAAAGATATGATTTAATCGAACACTACCTTCAAAACCATCCATTGCACATTTAATTATATCTTTGTGTTGTTTTACAGTTATGGATTTAAACTTGCATACTTTACCTGTAGAGGGTATCTCAATTGCTGTAATGTCATTATTATTGATATTTTGCAATTCTAAAACAAGATCTTTTATGTTACTCATTTGATTAATTATGTTATTCTTGCTGCGATTTCAACTCTTCATTCCTCTTTTCAATTTCTTTATTACGTATATTCACAATTATTTTTGTTTCAAGTGGAGACAAGTTATTATAAAAATCTATATCGGAACTTATATTAGTAAGATAACTATATATTAATTCATAACAATGCAATAAGTTAGTCGCATATATAGAGCTTAAGAAAGTAATTGCTCCATTTGAAATTATATCTATTTTATGCTGCTTTATATCAAATTCTTTAACTTCATCTATTAAGATAAAATCTGTTAATAAATTAGAAAGCTTAGCTACATATCGCTTTAAACTATAAAAAACTTTTGAGGGTAAGTATGCCATTACTAATTCTTTTTCTTTATTACTTAAAAGTGTGAAATCGGTAAATTTGTCTTTGTAGTTAATGGATTTAATAATATTATTATATATATCATCAATGTTTGTAAAGTACAAAGTAGTAGGTAACCCAACTGTTAAAGATATATCATTAACGTTTATTACTTCTACAAAATCCTCATAAATGTTATTAATTTTATCTAAGATAGTATTTAGGCTTAAATCTAATACTCTATCTTCTACTTGAAGATGTATACTCTCATTTACAAAAATCATCCTATAATATACAAGGAGATAAAATCTATCTAAGATATCTAAATTTTTAGGAATATTAAGATGTACATTTATAAGCTCATTAAATCCTTCATAATCTTCATTTTCACAATACTTTACAAGTACTAAGTAAATTTTATTATCTAACTCTGGTACTCTAATTGTTGTACCGCTTGGTAGCAATACTTTAATACTAAAATTCATCATAATATTAAAAAAATATTAAGTTAATGGGTTTAATGGCGCCATTAAACCTAATGGGTTTACTGTCTCATTGTTATATTTTGAGGCAGGATTAGGCACAGTAGATTGCATCGGTGCAGGGGTCAAACCATCAAAAAGACCAGGTGTAGACGGTGTATCAAAAAACGATGGCTTATTATTTGGAACACCTTGATATGTCGCTGCGGGATTATTGAGCGGTCGATTTAAAAGTTGGTAACGCGACGCTGTCGTATTTGATGTTGATGTTGCAGTATTAGGTATAGGTGACTGTAGAGGACCGATCGGTATACTATCAAGTAAACTTGGTATGGCTGGCTCATCGAAGAATCCCGGCGCTGTGCTAGGAGTACCTTTATATGTTGCAGCTGGATTAGATTGAATTGGTCCTACAAACTCTGCCTCATTTACTGCTTGTGGTTTAATTACTCTTGCAGCAGGTACCGGAAGTGATGTGGATCCTTGTGGTGCTGCTTCTCTACTATAATAAAGTTCTACAGTATTATAGTGAGAGAAAGCAAATGATACTATCTTATTACTTAATTCTGTAAAACTCATTTCTCCATAACTTATAGCATCTCCCGCTACATTAAAAGGCACAGCGTTAAAAAACACTATTTTTTTTCTAGGTTCAAGTTTAGCGTTTGCAGAATTAAACCGACCTGTAGAACTACTCGCATTTTTGTCTCTGGTATAAAGTGTTATAGTTATAGTGCATTTAATATCTTCGTCTGCATTACCATCTTCTATTAAACCTTTATGCGAATTAGCTATAATCCACGGCTTAATAAAATAATCTATTATATCAATATTAGTCTCTAAAAACGTAATATCAAGTTTATTTTGTGAACCATATGATGCTCTATCTCCCGATACATATCCCATTAAAAATCCTCCACTATTTCGTAGCTCCTCTGTTGATATACTATAGCTTTCAGTTGGAAATCCAACTGCTTGTGCTAATAAATAGCCATTATTTCCAGAGCTATCTGTTTGATCTTTTATAAGACTCTCTTCTATTTTCCAATCTCTTGCTTCACGTCTTTCATATTGTGAAAAGACGGTATTTATGCGTTTTCCTAGAGTAGCAGTATCGTTACCATCACGAGTTGCAAAATCTATAGTCCATAGAGATTTTAAAGGAAGATCATTCTTCCAATTCTTGTGTAAACTGAGTCTTGTTTTAATAGGTGAATTAGCCACCTAAATATTTAAGAGGTTAACTACTTTTATAGAGTTTTTTCGTAAAAGTGGTAGGATAATGTAACTGAAACATCTACAGTAGCGCCTGTACCACCTGATATATTATACTCTATATCATTAATATTTTTTAACTGCACTCCTATGAGTTTATATTCAGATATAACATTTAACTTTTTATCGACCTGCCCTAAGACAATATAAGAATTATCATCAGGTGTACCATAAGCACCAGTAGAGGTTGTATCGTTAAATAAATTACGCGAAGCTTCTTCAAAGAAACTACGTAGTTCACTGTTTTGATCTAAAAAGAAAGTAATGCTATATCCATCAGATCCTGGATATGTTGCTGTACCTGCAGAATTAAGATTTAATCCCATGTATGGTACAGCAATATTAGTAATGTTACGACCAGGTAATTTAGCCGTCTTAGCGTATACAAGCTGATCTTCAGATAAAGCTGGCATTCCGTCTAGTTTAAAATCGAGTACTCTAAAAAGAAAGTCTCTTGAGAAGTCTTTAGTTGCAGCAACTCTGTAAAAGTTTTGTATATTTTGATTTACGGCCATATTATTATTTATATCTGTATACGTAATATTTATTATTTTTTTGCTAAATCTTAAGTGACAGTCTTAGTATATAAAAAAACTAAATTACCACAATCATATATCTTACGATATCCTTCCTCATACATAATTTCTGTTTCTGTTTTAATATTGTCGAATGCTTGAAAGTGTTTTAATTTATGTTTTTGAAAATTGAGTCTACTAAGTAGATTTATAGTATCTTTCGTATAAAAAAAGTTAGGTTTAGATGTTCTTATTAATTTAAAGCCATTTTTTAAATATGATTTACCATCTGAATATCTTAAATCGCAGTAAGATATAATATCTTCATTTATCTGACCAGCACAATGTTTAAATAACTTACTAAATCCTCCTACTACACTAGTATTTAGTTTACAACAATATCTGACTAGTTCCACTTGATTATTTGCATTTATTTTCCTATGTGAAAAAGACATAGCTGCGTAAATTTCATTATCTATTTTTAGTCCATAATCTAAAAAACTTTGACAGTTACCTTGTATGTGGTTCTGTATATAAAATTGTTTTTTTTCATCTTTTGTAAGTCTTACGAGGGTACATTTTCTTGCGTATTTTCTGGTTTCTAATTTATTTAATTTAGCTAAAATAATTGATTTCACGATGTCTTTTTTTAAAATCCATTCATTCTCAAATACGGTAATTAAATTGATGTTATTAGTTTGACATATTTGATTTTTAATTGAGTGTTTTTGACGGCCGGATGCTTCATGATGACTATTACAAGGATAAGTAGTACCATATGAATGCCAAAGAACACCATTATATTCAATACCTACTGCTTTATCAGGTATAAATAAATCGATTTCAATACCATTAACTTTTGCATTTTTTATAGTATTAATATTGTATTGTTGTAAAAATTCATTAATTTCATCTTCAGCCCGACTTCTGTTTTTGCCATACCCGGTGCAATTGTTACAACAAATTTCCTGCCATAACCCGCAAATAAATAATTGTTGTTTTACACTGTTACATTTTTTGCATTTAATATCTATCACACGTTGCTTATTAATATTGCTAATATCTGTTAAAATGATAAAGTTTTTTGTTACTTCTTTTTTTATCTGCTCTATCTCATAACTATGTTTATTTTCTTTAGAACTAAACTTACTATATCCTAATGTACTATTAATATAATTACAAAATCCTTTATCATATGATATTTGTCGCTGATCTATATTATTTTTTAAACAATAAAATCTTTCACCCCACTGTGCATCTATTGGTAGAAAGTCTGTCCAATATCTAACACTACATAATAGATCTATATTTTTTTCTATATCCCAAGCTTTAATATTAGTTTTAAATTTAACAATTTGCTGTGTAACAGCATCTTTAGATATAATATTAAAAGTGTGTGTTTCATAGCACTTATTAAAGTGGTTTTTAATATCAGAATATCGTTGCTTTATTGAAGATGTGTTAACTATTCTATTTTTATACATCATTGTTTTACTTTGACTGTACTTTTGAGCGTTTGGTGACCACTTTAAGTATTCACTAGTCATTTCACATACACATCGATTAGTTATATTATTTCGTATACAGTAAATTCGTTCTGACGCACTTGCAGTACTTGGTAAGAACTCTGTAGCTTTACATATATCAGTTTTTAAACTAATATTATCTTTAGCATTATACTTAGTTGTTGAGATTGTACCTACAGATGAATATATTTTGTGTATGTTATCTAAGATATGAGTCCTCAATAGTGTGTTCATATAAACATTTAATACTATAAGTTAAAAAAAGCGCGGATTTAATTTAAATTAAATCCGCGCTATAATTTACTTAATTAATTACTACCTACAAGCTCTTCAAACTTAGTATCTGTTCTTGTAGCGTAGAAGTTAACTTGTATGAACTCTACTGTCTTAACAGGTTTCAAGTAAATATCGACTACAAGCTCGTTATTATCAATTACTTCTGCGCTGTTATTTCTTTCATCACAAACGATAAGATAATCATACAACCCACCAGCTGCCTTAACTCTTTCAAAGAAAGGAGATAGAGTGTTAACAACACGAGTTCTAGTAAAGAGTGTATTGTTTTCAAACAAGAAGAACTTCATTACCGACTTAGTAGCTTTTTCAAGATATAAGAAGTTACGACGAACATTAATTCTATCAAAAGCACTTGGTTTCTTAAGCAATGTCTTTTGTCCAAAAACAACGATACCTTGATCAGGGAAAGTTGTAATAGGATTAAGACTTATTGTATATAAGTCATCTCGTTGACGTTGATTAGGAGAGAACGCTACGTCAATAGCATCTGTAATAATACCTCTGTTAAAACCAGCAGGTGCTCCCCATGGACCAATTTCAACATCAGTTGCTACCATTTTAGCAGCAGCATAACCTGAAGAAGGTATATACACATTAGTACCGCTATAAGCATCATACACTTTTAAATAATTTGCATATGTTGTAGCATATGAAGTGTTAGCAAAGCTGAATTGATTTCGTAATGCCCAATATATATTGGTAGAGAAGTTTTTACTTGCATCATTTACAGTTTTGTTATTTTTACCAGTTACAAGAATTTGTCTAATTGGATCAGCAATAAATATTAAATCTCCGCGGCCACCGTCTTTTACAGCACCCGCGAAGGTTGCAAATCTACTAAATACAGTATTATAAGCATCTCGAGCATTAACTCCTGCAGTAGTTAAATCACCAGAAGTTCCTAAGTCTGTTATACCTTGTGTTGTTTGTAAATCATCAAAATAAGCTGAAAGAGCTGTAATTGTCTGAGTTTTAACATATGTGTGTATAGTACCTAAACCACCTTCAGCAATAATATCAATATTGAATAGGTCGGGATTACGAATACGAGTTAAAGCTCTATCAATCTTAGTAGGTATATCACCAATAATTTTTTGTTTAACACTAGCCTGAGCAAATGCACCTATAGGATATAATGAATCAGCAAAACCGTAACTTGATAAGAGTGCAAAAGCACCTGAAGATGCTCCGTAAATAGAATAATTTGCGCTAGTAGATGTGATAGCTGTTTGAAGTTGATTGGATATAACACGAACTTTCTTTTTAGGGGTACCGTCAGTATTTAACTGAACACCGGTAAATGCATCTGCAACATATGGATTAACTAATACATCAACATTTGCTGATTGGTCACCCACATTACCGAGGAAAAAGTTAATAGGTGCACCACCATTTACATTATTTATTTGACGAGCAGCACCAATTGATCCGTTATAACCTTCGTCTAATACATAATCAAGTTGATTGGCATCTGTAGAGAAAACAGATTGTCTTAACTTAAATATCCCTAAATTAAGTGTATCATCAAATTCACGAGTACCAGTATTATATCCCACCAGTTTTTCTTCCATTATCTGGGATATAGTATTTACTGCAGGATTAGCACCTCCAGCTGATGTTGCAGATAGTCCAAATAGTAATCTTGATTGAGGTATTCTAGTAAAGTTAGATGCAGCTAAGCCTGTACTAGGAGCAGATTGAGTAACTGTAAAGGCGTTAAGCACACCATCGTAATTACTTGCTGGATTAATGTTTGTATTATCAGCTAATGCTGTATAATATCCAGTATACTTACCATCAATACTAGTCTGAGCTTTATTTACAATTATAAGAGCAGCAGAAGATAAAGCAGAAATAGATGCAAACACTCCGGTAGTATTAGCAGAACTTGTCGCGCTCCATGTAAATAAAGTACCATTTAAAAGTTTTAAATAATCTGTTTTTGTGATATTAAATTGTGTTGGACTTCCAATAAAATAATTAGTAGAAGATAACCCTGCCACTCCAGTTGTATCAAATGTAGTTTGAAGAGTATATCCAAATGCATCAGATGTAGCTGACGATGCTCCTTGAGTTACAGTTATAGCTGGGAAAGCTAATAGAGATATAGTAGAACCAAAGCCTTCACCTGTACCGTCTCCATAAGGTAAGCGATTTACTAATATTTGACCAGTTGAATTAAATGCAGCTTTTACGGTATAATAAAAATAACGCTCAGCGGGATTTTTTGGAGTTCCATAAATTTGTTCAAATTCAGAAAAACTTGACACTCCGACAACTTCATCTGTCGGACCTTGATCAGCAAAGCCGGTTGTATAGATGGTTGTGCCAGCAGGAGAAGGGAGTCGTAGTGATAAATCTATTTCTTTAATTTCAACACCAGGTGATTGAATAGTACGTTTAGCCATACTATTATTTATAAAAAAATTTACACTTTTATAAAATTACACTGCTAAAAGTTCTGTCTGCAACTGAGAATATACAAAAGTGAAAGAAGATTCAATCTCACCTCCGTCTCGATAATTATATGTAACACCTCCTAAGGTAGTTGGAAATGCTTTTACATATTTAAATTTTATACGTTGATTATCAAATTCATCCAATCCAAAAATAGAGATGTCAGTTTGATAATCAGCAAAAATTGCATTGTCGGTTAGAGAACTCTGATCAAATAAGCCTGTTTTTTCATCATGTAATAATTCTAACCACTTATAAATAACCCAATAATTATTATATTCATTATCTATTGTAAAATTAACTGTTACTGGTGGATAGGGATTTTTAGAATGAGAAGAATTATACAAAGTACTACCTGCATATCTAATCTCTAATGCAGGTACTGTTATCTCTGGTACTATTGATCCATATATAGAAAATTGTAGCGAGTTTTCTATTATGGTATTATTAGATCTTTCTTGTCTTGTATTTATTTTACGTAAGGCTGCTGGTACTTGAAATACAAGTTTGAATTTATCAGCTCTTGATTTATTTAAAGAGGATTGTTTATAACTATTCGACGCCATATTAATATTTATAACAAACTCCAGCCATTGCTTTGTAAATCAAATAAATCATCTCCTTCATTGTCATCTCCCATACCAAATACGACAGCTTGAGTTGTACTGCCTCCAATACTTGTAATTTCATTATCTAAATATATAGAAGTAGGTTTTTCAAATAAGGATACTCCAAAATCCATTGGTCTAATATCTTTTGGTTTACCTCTTTCATCTAACTCTATGATTTCAAAAAATCTTTCTGTTAACTCTCTTTCTAATATATAAAGAGCATACATTAAAGACATTACTCTATCATCATGAGCTGTACCTCTAGCTCTCCAAGTTCCGTTAGGCTGCCTAACAAAGTCTTTTAACTCTTTTAATGTGTCTATATCGTTAAATTCAATACATTTTACTTCATTAAGGAAATATCTCATATTTAAAATACCTTTATATTTGGTATTAGTATGAGCTATCATTCCCATTTGCGCTCTATTTCTACCTGCTACTTTTGCTCCATAAGATACAATTTTTTCATATCCCATGTCGAAGACTAGTCTATCAACTACTTGCGCGCCGCAGTTATTACGTTCTATTAAAGCAATTGGACTGCCCCAATTACGCAGTATGTTATAGAGCTTATTTGTAAATTCGAGAGGCGCAATATTATTATTATGATATACTGCTACTTGTTTAATTTGTGCTAAATCAGTAATATCTAATATTTGAATAACTGAAGCATCAACCCCTACTCCTTCTGCTATATCAACTCCTGCTACATATACACGAGCCGCGTCAGGTTCTTCCCATATCTGATAATGATCTTCATCTAATATTATAGGTGCTGGCTTACAATTTTGAGATAGTTTATAAAATAATTCTTCATCTAAAGAAGAGTCTCCTGTTGCGAGAAATACCGTTTCATATTCTTGTAAGAATGATTCTGTAGAACCTAAAGCTCTAATTTGCTTCTGCTTCCACTCTTCATCTCTTCCTGGTATAGCTGACCAAAGAACTCTCTCATATACAAATTCATTTTCTTTCTTTTCAGCACCATCAAATAAAGTATGGAAAAGATTACCAGTACCATTAGGTGTAGATGCAATTAGTACTTTTGATTTTTTCGAACGTGATATAGTAGGAAATACTGAACGCCAAAAGTCTTGTAGTATTGATTCAGGTTCAATAAAAGCCATTTCATCAATAATTAATGTATTAATGGATGCACCACGAGCCGCACTACCTGTTGTAGTACTAATACCGATACGTGAACCGTTTTCTAACTCTAGTGAGGTTTTGCCATATTCCTTAACACCAGGTTTGGACCAATTTGGCATCTCTTCGTATGCTAACCTAACTCTTCTAAATATTTCTATAGCCGTAGATTCTTTATTAGCTACAATAATAATATTTTGATATTCATTAAAACAAGCTATCCATAATGCGTAAATTGTCAGCATTGTCGTTTTACCGATCTGCCGACTTGCTAATAATATAACTTGTCTATTGTTTAAAAGAGTATTAAGCGCTTTCTTTTGATAATCGAAAAGCTCTATCTTAAGCTTACCTTTATCTGGATCAATAATATAAAAGAAATTTTCTGCAAAGTAAAGTAAATCTTCTTTACATTGTTTTAAATCATTTACCATTTCTAAGGTATACTCTTCTTTCCAGTGCTTATTTGGCAAATTTGGATTACCTAAATAATATTCGCTTTTTGAACTTTTTTTTGCCATATAATTATAAATACTTATATGTCAAAAAGAAAAAATACAGATCTTAATTCAATTGGTAGCATATACGGTGACATGCTTAGTAATGTACGTACAATTGAAGAAAAAGTAAATGAGATTGGAGAGGCACCTTTACAAGATGGTGGACCTCTTGAAAGAGGTGGATTTACAAAGAAAGCTGTTGATAGACGTACTCTATCAGATAAAGAAAAAAAAGGTAATTTATATAATAGTGATAACTTATCTGAAGAGGATGAGGAAGGTGAAAAAAAACATTGTAAGCATGCTGAAGAGGGTTGTGATTGTGATGAGTGTGCTGAATGTAAAGCTAATCAGAAAAAAAACTTAGGAGAAAGTAGAAAAATAGTTAAGAGAAGCTTAAATAATTTTATGAGTAAGAAATCTGTATTCGAAAAACTTTATGAAAATGTAATGGGTAATAACTTCTCTTCACCTGATGTTAGTGAAGATAATGTGAAGTTAAACGATAGGAATGCCCTCGGCTTGGCTGATGCTGACACTGACGATGAATATGGAGACGAGGTTGAAGATCAAGTGACCTTTACTCTTGATCGTGAGACAGCTCAAAAGCTTATTGACGTTATGCAAGCTGCCCTAGGTGATGTAGAATCTGATATGGAGGACGATGGTATGGAGGATGATGGGATGGAGGATGATGGTATGGGAGACGAAAATGATATGTATGATGAAGATGAACAAACAGCTGTTAGTCCTAGCTCTACAACTAGTCATGCTAAGCCAATGAATACCAAATATAACAACGGTAAGAATAACAAAGTTGGTAATTTAAAAGCTCCAAAAGAACAGGTACATTCAAAGTATACTGATACCGTAGGACATGTCGGTGATTATGGTCATGCTTTAGTTAATGCAAAATATGCTGACGGTAAGGTTAACAAAGTACAATCTGATACCAAGTCTGAAATTGGTAAGAATATGTTCGAGCTGTAACATAATTATATAAAAAAAGAGAACCCAAAGGATGTTATGTCCTTTGGGTTTTTTATTAAATAATAATAATGACATCTTTTCGGAAATACATTTTAGAATACTATAAAGGTAACTCCATTTTAAATGCTAAGATGGTAGGTAATCACAAAGACCCTAATAGAGTGTTCCAACGCAAGAAATCCAACACTGTACCTATCCAGCATAAAACCATACACCCCCTTATACGTAAAATAAGTGACGGTGAAGTAAATACCAAAACTATAGGAGGATCCGAGCTTAATCATTTATTAAAATTATATAATATGAAGTTTGCACCTGGAAAAACTAAGGTAATAGGAAATTCTAATGTTTCTATTACTATGAGAGTTAGTCGCGGCGGTATTCAACAAGGTATTTGTAGAAACAGAAAATTATGAGTTGTAATACTAATACCGCAAATTGTGACCCTTTAAATATTTTTGCTGCTAATGCAATACCTCAATGTGGTCAGATATTTAGTCCGCATACTTTTCAAGCTGAGCAATTAATATATAGCAATGCATATAGCGATTTAATTAATAGTTTAGGAGTACCTATTAATTATTATGTTAATACTTTTAACTTTAATACTGCAGACTTTATATACGGAGAGGAACCAACAAGTAAATTTTTAGGACCTTTTGTTATGCAAATGTTTGTTGAGCTTACTGAGGCATCGATTAACCTTTCAAAATTTGGGTATGCCGCGGGGGACGACCTAGTTGGTTATCTTCACATTAATACCTTTACAACCACGTTATCTCCGCAAGTTAATTACGCTTTATATAACCAATCTATTGAACCTAAATCAGGTGATTTAATAGAGATGACAGCTCTTGGATGCGATAGACCTAATGGTAGAGGTTCTAAAATCTTTGAAATTACTGAAAGAGTTGATCAAGATGTATCTTCACTTAATCCTTTGTTAGGTCATTATGTTTATAGATTGAAAGCGAAACGTTACGAGTATTCATTCGAACCAGGATTAACTGGTGAGTCAGTTAATGATCAAGTTTTTGATAACTCTTTCTCTGGCATTGTTTCTTCTAGTCTTGTTGGACAATTATCTTCTCAAGCTAAATTATACAACTCAGATATTGATATTACATCTAAACAAGTTGTTTTGGATATGGATGCTAATAAGACAGATATATATGGAAGTTATTATTAATAACACCTTGATATAATAATGAACTACCATATAATCATTGTATGGTATTCTTTAATGAGGAGCAACACTCTTACACTAATGCAGAAGGCGAGAACTATATCTCTGTAACAACTCTATTATCAAAATATAAAAACAAATTTGATACAGAAAAACATGCAACAAGGGTAGCTCTAAAAGAAGGTGTTACAAAAGAATTTGTAATACAAATATGGGAAGATATTACAAAAACTGCTACAGATAGAGGAACAGAGATTCATAAAGCTTTAGAAGACCACATTACAAAAGCTAAAAATAATAGTGATAAACATAGTGATAAACATAGTGACATATGTAAAAGCTATGACGATATTGTTTACAATAATATTGATAAATATAATGTAGTTCTTAGTGAAAAATTATTATACATCGATGAATATAAGGTAGCAGGTACAGCTGACTTAATTTATGAACATGATAAATACTTTACAATAGGCGATTTTAAAACCAATAAAAAGTTTAATTTTTCAAGTAAGTATAATGAATACTTTAATGAACCTTTAAGTCATCTTAATTATTGCGAGTTTAATAGTTATGCTTTACAGTTATCACTTTATGCATTTATGTATGAAAATTACTCAGGTAAACAATGTCGAAAGATTGTTATATTTTATTTAGAAAAGGATAAATTCATTCCTATACACTGCAACTATTTAAAGAGTGATGTAATTAATTTACTTAAACATTATAAAAATATATAAAAAGTTTCTTTTTTGTATTATATATTTATATAATATGAAAAAAACTGCTATACTTAAAAAGCTAAGTCAGTATGTAGATAATATTTTCGAAAATCTTGATAATATTTCAACATTACTTGAATTAGATCTAGAAGATGATGAACTATGTCTTTTATCTGAACAATTTAAAAAAATTGTTGAAGAAGCAATTAGTGAGAATGAAGATTGTAACTACAACGATATTGTAGAGTATATTAACAATACTTATTAATGAAAAAGATATTAATAATTGGTAAGGGATATATTGGTAATATATTATTTAATAACTTACGTCAAAATAATTTACATGTACAAATTATTAGTAAGCAAGATATAGACTATACTAATAATGATATATTCACAACATTTTTATTATCTAATAAAACGTTTGATTATGTTATAAATTGCTCTGGCTATACTGGCATTCCTAATATAGATCAAGCTGAAACAAATAAAGCAGAATGTTGGAAGTATAATGTGTCAGTGCCGTATAATGTCAGTAAAATATGCGCGTTACATAATATCGAATTTATTAACATATCAACCGGCTGTATTTATTCAGGATACAGTAAAGACTTTACTGAAGAGGATGTACCAAACTTTGGTATGTTCGATACTAGCTCTTACTATAGTAAGAGTAAACATGCGTATGAATTAATAAGAGAGTATGGAATGAATATTCGTATTCGAATGCCGTATTGTGATACGAAGTGTAATAAAAATTTCTTAAGCAAAATTATAAGTTTTAATAATATTTGTAATTTAAAAAATTCTAAAACATATATTAATGATTTGGTAAAGTTTTTAAACTTTTTTATTGAAAGCTCTGAGTTTAAAGCTAATGATGTAGGGCTTTTAAATTTTGTTAACCCTACAGCATTGTATATAGAAGATATAGTTAGCATATTAACAGAATATAAGCTCAATAATACATCCTGGGCATATATTGATATTAGTAAATTAGCGCTAGCTGCACCTCGATCTAACTGCGTTTTATCTACAGAAAAGTTAAATCGACTTTTTCCTGAATTTAAATTGCAGGATGAAAAAGACGCTATTATTAATGCAATAAGTAATTGGGAATTATATTGAAATGAACTTCAATATAATATTAGAATAACAACAATAACTAACAATAAAATCAAATGCCCATTCTAACTAATATTAACACTCTTGAAGATATTCCTACCTTTAACATTATTAAAGAAGAAGTCTTTGATTCAAAAGGCGCTCGTATTCCATCAACCTTCTCTCTTATGCGAGAAGATTCTCGAGACCATCTTGGAATTTGTAAAGAAGACTATCGACCTATTCAAATTGATGAAATGCTTGATGTAGTAAAAACTGCATGCGAAAAAATCGGTGGCATTACTCACGATGGGTATACTTTACTAAAAAAAGGTCAACGCGTTATGATTCGCTCTGTTATGCCTGAGGTACAGAGTTTATCTAACGATAAAATGATTGGTCACTTTTATACCATTATTGATAATACTGGTAAATCTGCCAATAAAACGATTCCTTCTTCATTGCGGCTAGTGTGTGATAATCAAATGAGCTTGCTCTACGCAGAAGCTAGGCGTAATAATGATAGTAAAGTACGTCGCGATACTAACGGTCAGAACATTAGACATGCCTTTACGTTTGATCAGAAAGTTCACGCTTTTGCTAATAATATCGCTAATAATATGGAAATGTTAGCTAATTTTGCTGATACAGCAGAACATCTTAGAAATTCTTCGTACGATACTGATAAAATGCTGCAACTTACACAACGATTGATTCCTACTGAAAAGAATGAAACATCTCAGCTAATTAGGAAGCGCGAAACTATTGTCGATCTATTTACTAATGGTGCTGGTAATGAAGGTAAGTCTCGTTGGGATGCATTAAATGCTTTCACTGAGTTCGAATCTAAGCAGAAATTTACTGCCGCTAAACTACTGAGAAATCTCACATCTAACAATCTATCTAATCGCGCATTAGCTATTTTAATTAATAACTGATCAATGAACATTATAAGATACTTAACTACAGAACCAGATAATAAGTGTCTTGTAGATATCGTTCACTCTTTTACTGAAGATATTTTAAATATACACGATATTTTTATTTATCCTATTATAAATAAAGAAGACGATGATGGTATAATAACAGAAATTGTAGGTACACGAATTCTACTTAGTGATGAACTTAAAATAGACTATGCAAATACCATGCACCAAATATTAGTCAAAGAGCTAAAATTAACATTACCTGAATAAAAAAAAGCCCATGTTTGAAGAAAAAATTGGAGACACACGTTTCGAATACGAAAAAAATAGCAAAAGAATTAACATATATGTAACAGGAGATATTGACCCTGTATCATACATTACTGTTGATCAAAATTTAACTGAAAAAGACTTTCATTATGAAATTATGACTTGGGCATTGCAAAAAGGCTATTGATAAAACTAAACTTTCCATCAAGTATCCATTAAATATTATGACATGGATACTGAAAAGTCATTAGTTAAAGAGTTTATAAACGGTGGTTGGGTAGTACCTGTAGTGGGCGCATTAGCTATGCTAGCTCGTTTATTAACATCGCCTAATCCTATACCTATTGTAGAGCAGATAAAAAAAATAGTTACTGCTGCTCTTGCTTCAGGTATATCATGGTTTGTTCTAGAGCAGACTGATATAGGTAGTTTAACTAAAGCAATTACATATGGTATAATTGGTGTAGTCTCTCCAGAAATTATAAATGGATTAATTAAGCTAGGTAAACGGTTTGAAAAAAATCCTACTCAGTTTATAGACAAAAAATAAAAATATCTTTTAAACTTAGGTGTCTATTCATAGCATAATATATAACATAATTATTATTTTTTGCTGCTTTAAAGCTAAAGCACAGCAAAAAATTAGACGTGAACAAAAAATACAATTAGAAATTATAAAGCAAAAATTAGAAAAACAACTCATAATAAAAAGATTAATTGTAATTAAAAACCGTGTAAAAAAAGAACAACAAGCTCTGTAAACGAACTATAATATAATATATAAATGAACTGTGAATGTGGAAAAATTGTCGAATTTGGTCGAGTCAGTCTTGGGCTTACTATTTGTAAGTCTTGCGCTAATCGGGTACCTAGTACTGATCGTGTGCGTGGTCGTATGGTATATCTTGATAAGTGTACTCCTGTTATGGAGGTTCATTCTCACACAAGTTGGAATGATAATAAAAAATACTTTACACCTAACGGCGCACGCTCTGCTGTAAAAAACTTTTCTAGAAACTCCTGCTGCTAATATATGAATAACGGTGCATGGTCTGGAGGCAAAGGCTCAATACCTCGCAAGGTTAATAAAAAAGCATATGATGATTCCTATGAAAAAATATTCAAAAAGAATATTGAAGTAATTGTAAAAAATACAACCCCTACTGCTAAAGATGCAAACTAATCATTCTTCTTTATATACTAAATATCCTAATATTTTTATACCACACTTAACTGATAACTGTGTTTGCTTTCCAGACGAGTGGTTAAATGTTGTTGATCATATGTGTAGTACTATTAATACCTATAGTAGTAAAACAAACGCTGTGGTAGTAAGACCGAGATTAAAGTATCGCTATATATTCTATGTTAAATATTGGCCGAAGTTAAAAGCTTTTGTCTTTAAAATTCTTGACCCTGAGCGTAATTATTATCTTATGTATAAAAAAGTGTGGGTTAATACTGCTTTTGATAATCACCGTATTGCTAATACTCTTTGTTACAAACTTCTTGATAGGTTTAATAAATTAGCTTTTAAATTTTTTAATGGTTATTCGTTTTTTGAAAATCAGCCCAAGTTTAAAATAAATGAAATTACTAATACTGGAGGTAATTTGGTTATGTATTATAGTGGAGGTGATAATTTTATCCGAGGTGTAATTAGTCTCGCGCAGCATATTATTAAATCAAAAACAGCCATTTAATAATTAACGAACTATTATATAATTAGATTAATGAAATCTAAAAATTTAATTTGCTTACTCGGTGACGTTCATGGTAAGTTTAACTACCTGCGCGCTAAAATTATTAATGCTAAATTAACTGATTGTTATCTTATATGCGTCGGTGATTTAGGTATTGGATTTAATTTTCCTGATTTTGAAAAAAAAGATCTTGAAGATTTAAATTTGTTTTTCAAAAAACGTAATATATCCTTTTTATCTATTCGAGGTAACCACGATGATCCTAAGCCGTTTAACGACAACTTTAAATTATCAAACTTTGAACTAATACCTGATTATACTTTTAGAATCATTAATGACGAAAGATTCTTATTTGTTGGTGGAGCACATTCTATTGACCGTTATATGAGGCAACAAAAAGGTTATGGTTGGTGGTTAGATGAAGCTTTTGTACTAAAACCTGACCTAATCCAAGAATGTGATATACTTATTACTCATAGTGCACCTAATTGGTTATATCCATCTCCGTTACCGTCTTATGTTATTCCTAACGAAGACCCTAATTTGTATAAAGATTGTGCAGAAGAAAAAAATAATATTGACAGTCTAGTTAAACAGTGTAAAGCTTCTCGTATTTATACAGGTCATTTTCACGAGAGCATTACGTTTCACCATAATTATGAGGAGACTAACTGGTGTCATGGCAGAATTCTCGCAGAGTTAGAATTAAAAGAGCATAAAAAATAATCTATATTGAAATGAACTTCGATATAATTAAGGAAGTAATTAACCTAATATATTAAAAATGAATCTCTTAAATCATTCTTCTAACTTTACAAAAGTTTCTGATGTTACTATTCCTAGTATCTTTTACAATCGTATCAAGACGGGAATCGCAGAGATGGATGAAATGTATGGCGAAGGTATTCTTCCTGGAAGTGCTACTACTCTTACAGCTCAAGCTGGATGCGGCAAGTGTCACGGTCCTAATGAGATTATTGAAATTTTTGGATCGGACGATATTATTAATAAATTCCAAACGTGGTTGGCCGCTAAAGCGGGCAAATAGCTCACGCAGGCATAAATAGTTATATGAATATAACTCAACGTATACGAAAAAATAAAAAGGCCTATGTAACAGTCATAAAACATTGCATATCTTATAAAGATATAGAAGATTTTTTAATTGATATATCTTTAAAAAGGGGGTTAAACTTTTTACCGTTTAAAAACTATAATCATGTTAAGAGTTTTTTCGATAGCTGTTTAACAAAAGAGTCTATGTCTGCATGGGATTTAGAGATTCAATTTAATAAATGGAAAACTGCCAATAACCTGAAGGCAACAGGAATCCTACAGTCAAATTATTATATTTTACGTGGCTATACTAAGCAAGAATCAGATTTTATAATAAAAGAACACCAAACTACTCGTTCAAATACAAATAAGTTACAGCGTGTAAAAAAATCAGTAAAAACAAAACGAGATAATAACTTATATACAGCAAAACAGCAGGCTAGAGGTCGCAATTTTTACCTTAATAAAGGCTTCTCATATAGTGAAGTTGATGCTATAATGAATAAGAGAAATAATCAATGGCAAACATCTATGCAGCTAGCTATAGAACGTGACCCTTCTATTAATCCTCGTAAGGGAAGAAACAGACATCAGTTAATAGAACAGTATGGATATACAAAAGCTTGCGATATTATTGCATCTCGATTAAATGCTTCAATTTCTAAACCAGAAAAAAATATACGGAATTTACTGTCAGATAATTGGCAATCTCAGTGGTATATAAATACAGGTAACAAATTTTTTATATATGATTTTATTAATCATGCAGCTAAAATTATATTAGAATTTAATGGTGATATATGGCACGCTAATCCAGAATTATACTCTGAAAATTGGATTAACCCTGTAACAAAAAAAACAGCAAAAGAAATATGGAAACATGATAAAGAAAAAAAAATTATAGCTGAATTATTAGGTTACAAAGTTGTAACTTTTTGGGAAAAAAACTATAACGAACTCCGATATAACGAACTCCGATATAATAATAAAGCAATACAAAATAAACTATATGAAATCATTAACGGTAACATTTAAAGATCTATTCGATTTCCTTAACATTGGTGATGATATTAATAATATCGAGTTTACAGATACTCAACTTTATGTCTTAACACCAACAAAGGAAGTAGTACCTATTAGAGGATATATTAAAAAAACGGAACATGAGATTGTAAATGTTAAGCTTGAAAACGGAGATGAATTTAATGTTTCATCTCGGCATTTAGTCTTTGAAGAAGGTGAGTGTAAATTTGTAAAAGACTGTCAAACAGTTGATACGATTTATGGTTCATCTAAAATTTCTTCAATTCAAACTGTTAATACAAATGCGGAAGTTTATGATATATCAATTGATGCACCTCATGTCTATATAACACCGAATGGTGTTATTCATCATAACACTTCCTACCTTCTGCAGTTGATGGAAGCTCTCTCAAACAATGGGTATGAAACTGGATACGCTTCAGGTGAAGAGAATCAATACCAAATTGCGTTTACATGTAAGCGTTTGAACGTTCAAAATATTCAAATTGCTAATATTCAAGATATTGATGAGCTTGTTGAAGCGACTAAGAGCTTTGATGTTTTGGTTATCGACTCCTTTCAAGCGCTAACTACTAAGAATAAGCTCAATCAAGCTGAGCTTGAACGTTATGCTGTAAACGAATTAATTAAAGCAGCTAAAGAAAACGAATGCGCTTTGTTCTTTATTATGCATCTTACTAAAGATGGTAAATTGAAAGGATCTTCTCTGGTACCTCACTCTGTAGATGTCAATATTCAAATTATGATTGATACAGAGGGTGATAGCTCTGGTCGAATCTTCTCTGTCTATAAGAACCGGTTCGGTCCTACGAACGATTATAACGCAACTCTTGGACATAATGGCTTTCAATTTACCGGTAAGCGTGAAGGTGAAATGGGTAAATCTAAAAAAACTCGTAAACAAGATATTAAGAAAGAAATTCTTGAGCTTGATCCTCCTCTTATCACTAAAAGTCTCATTATTGAAAAATTTAGTATTACTCCTTCTCAAGCCTATCTTACTCTCAAAGAGCTTGTTGATGCAAATAAACTTGTTAAAATTGGACGCGGTGAGAGTAGCGTCTGGAAGAAAACTATTTAAACTATGAAAACACGAATTAGCCTTTGCTTAGCTGCTTTGCTTGCCTCATGCCAGAGCATTCAACATAATACTTATACTGCAGTACGAACGGCACAATATAAAAAACTTACTTGTCGTGTAACTTATTATACTCCTGATAAAAAATGGGGTACTCAAGTATCTGCCCCTGGCGTTAAGACAGCCACTCAAGGAGTGACTGTCGCTGCTCATCCTGACTTTAAATTTGGTACGAAGGTATCTATTCCGAGACTAAAAGGAATCTTAGATGATGGACTTTTTATTGTACAAGATAGAGGCAGCGCTGTAACAAAAAAGAAAGCTTCAAAAGGTAAAGCATACGTCGTTGATATCTATCTAGCTAATACTAAATCTCTTAAATTTTATACAAATTTACCTGAATATATGGATGTATACTTTGCAAAACCATAATGAACTAGTATATAATAAGTTATAATAAAAACTTTAATTAAAAATGAATAAACTGACTATTGAAAACAGTGAAAATTACGCTGCACATTATGTTACTTTGAAAACGCTGCTGGAGATTCCAGGTGCAAACAACATTCAGCACGCCGTTATTAACGGGAATCTTGTTATCGTTTCAAAAGACTCTAAAGTAGGTGATAAGGGTGTATTTTTTCCAGTAGAGAGTCAACTGGCTAGTAGTTTCACATCGAGAAATAATCTTCATTCTGACCAAATGTTGAATGTTGATCAGACCAAGAAGGGATACTTTGGCGATAAGCGACGTGTTCGGTGTATCAAATTTATGAAAGTTCCAAGTGAAGGATTGTTTTGTCCTCTGGAATATTTTGAGGTTTGGCGAGGAATTAAAGTTTCTGAATGGGATAATGTAGCTGATAATCACGCTTTTGATCACATTGATGGTGAGGAATTGTGCCGCAAATATCTTATTCGCGAAAAGCAGATCCCAGGCATCGCAGGTAAAAAAATAAAAAAACTGCCAAGCCGTTTGATTAAAGGTCAATATCATTTACACTACGATACCTCTAAGCTAGCCGATAACATTCATTTGATTGACCCTGATGATTATATTATAATCTCTAATAAATTTCACGGTACGAGTCTTAATTGTGGTCGCGTTTTACTTAAGCGAAATTTATCCTGGTGGGAGAAAATTAAGAATTTTTGCGGATTAAATGTTCAATTAGCTGAATACGAAAACGTTTATGCTAGTCGTACAGTAATTAAATCACTATGTCCGCAAAATAATCATTATTACAAAGAGGACGTATGGCACGCAGGCTTTAAAACAATCGAACATGCACTGTCTGATGGTATTCAGATTTACGCGGAAATCGTAGGTTATACACCATCTGGAAGTGCAATTCAAGGCCGTTGGACTTATGGCTGCAAGCCTGGAGAATATAAAGTAGTAGTTTACCGAGTGACTCACACTTCACCAGAAAACGTAGTGATGGAATATTCAATGCAAGAAGTTATTCAGTTCTGTCAGGATAATCAATTGCAACATGTTCCTATTTTTTATCGAGGTCCAGCGAAAGATGTATTTCCAGATCTTAATCTGAACGAGTCTTGGCAGGGTGAATTTCTTAAACAGTTAAAGACTTCTTTTAATTTAGAGAAAACTTGCAAAGAATGTAATACTGGAGTTCCAGCTGAAGGTATTTGTTTAAGAAATGAAACTAAAGGTCTCAAAGCGCTAAAGCTTAAGGCGTTTGCGTTTAATCTTAAAGAATCAGAAGCGCTAGATAAAGGTATTGTTGATATAGAATCGGATGATTTAGCGGATTAGAACACGCTATTTAACTTATAATCTATGACAAACTAGCTTATCATGAATAATGAATCTCTATAAAATAAAGGAATGAACAACTTTACCGCTTATAAAACTGTTGCGAATCCTGTAATGTATTCTACAGTGTATTCTGTAAGGGATTCTGTATGGGATTCTGTATGGGATTCTGTATGGGATTCTGTAAGGGATTCTGTAAGGCGTTCTGTAAGGCGTTCTGTAGAGGCTTCTGTAAGGGATTCTGTAAGAGATTCTGTAGAGGATTACTTTTTAAAATGAACTTCGCTAAAATAAAGCAATGAATAACTCTAACATTTATA